TATCGTGAATGTACCAAGCGTAGGAGTCATCAATGGGCTTCACCATAATCCACCTTGGTCGGAATCCGGTGTAGATAAATGGCGCGGCATCACCCGAATTTCCATTGCCCGTGTATTTCCCGAACTTGCTAAAGCCTTCAACCGAACGGAACAGCACAATGTGGCTTGTGTTACTGTCAACAATGCTTGACCCACCCGTAAAAGTTGTATTGGTAGCTGGCGAGGACGGGAAATAGGAACTGTCGGACGATTGTGCTCCAGTACCGGATAAATCTAAATAATTGTTAGCAGTTAAATCCTTATGCCAAACGTGGTGGCCTCCGGTATAATCCCCATAGTCCATTGAAATTGCAAACTCTGGAGCCTCACCTAAACTGTGATTTATGCTAATTGATGTTCCGTTACCATCGACATCGTAGTAATTTATAATCGATATACCAGCATCCGAATTGTAATGCTCTGTGTCTGGGTCTTGTCCCCCTCCACTCCAGCTACTTGCGGTTGTGCCTAGCTTCCAGCACCACGCTACATATCTTTCTGCAAACGTAACCGCGCCGTTACCATACAAGTCCGCTAAAAAGTTCGTCTCTTCAGCCTCATCGACTGTAAATCCATCTGAATCGAATGAGCTAATTCCATCCTCACCCGAAGCTAAACTGGTTCCCGAATGGGAACTATTATCTCTATCAACATTAAACGCACCGCCCGTACCTAGCAGAGTATCGAGCCAGTAATGTCCGTTGTAGCTATTGCTATAGGTAGCCGATAAACCGTCCCTGTCCTTGACCCACACTATGCCCGGTGAAAATCCGACACCTGTAATTGACTGAGAGGATGTCCCAACGCCGTAATAACTATCGTATGTCCCGTTGTATAATACAGTATTAAAATGGGATGCGGGAGTAGCGGTTGGGGCAGCGAGCCTAGATGTTTTCCATTCTCCGTAATCCGCTGGAGCAGTGTCAGTCCATTCAGACTCTTGAAAGTAAAAGGTGGCGTTGCAAGATGTTCCGCTGGCTGAATATCCACCGATTAACGGCTGCACTAATGAGTTTGCTGTAAATGTTACTGTCCCATTGGCACTTGCGTTGGTCGGGTCGCCGCCAGAGTTTTCCCAGCTTCCGTTATTGAATCGAAACCATACCTTTCCAGCGTCAATGTCTACGGCCACCCCAATACGGGCGTTAGTTTCAGATTGGTCTTGAGTGCCAGTTTCATAGTAAGATGAGTTTTCGCTGTTTCCAATGCCGCCAGCGGAGCCAGTGCCGTTGTATATTTTACCATCGTAAAGCGCGTAAACGATTGAACCAGTGTTGCTGCCGTAGGTACGAACCTCACACTTTTGGTTTATATCAATCCCAGAGTTCCACCGATTATTAGCGTCTATGGTTCCGATAACCTCAAAATAAAACTTACCAGACGTAGCCCCCATAGTTCCGCGCACGTTTTTCCAATTATTATTAAAGTTAGCCTTTAGGTTCCCCTCTGACAGAGTGACGCCGCCGCCTTTGTCGATTGGCGACAACACGCAGAAGGAGTCGGTGGGTACGTCTGTTCGGATGTCCGTTGAATCAATGCCTGTTGGCGTAAAATGATTTTTGTTACTCGATTGGTCACCGCCAAGATAGACGGGGTTCAGCTCGAATGGGGCTGATGGTGTGGTGAATCCGCTGGTGTAACGGGCTGTGCCCTTCGTAACACGAACATCAAAGATATAACCAGTAAAGACAGCACTCGTTCCCGCATCAGCCGTTGCGCCCAGCCTCGGAGTGCCGTTAGTGCTTAAATCCGCAGTTAAGGTTTGCGTAGTTCCGGTGGCAGTTCCATCAATGTAGACGTAAAGTGTTCCACTATCTCTGACCAAAGCAATGTGATGCCAAGTGTTTAACGACAGCGAACCTCCTAGCTGGTTGTCTCCACCAGAGTAGACCTTTACTCCATTCGTTGTGTCCGTTGAAAATGCAAACGATGTACTTGTCTCACTATTGGTTGGGCGGAAATCAACCAGCATTGCATCAGTGCTACTCGGAATGGACTGAAAGTAGTACCAGCCTTCTACGGTAAAATCCCCTGTCCCAAACGCAAAGTCGCTAGATGCCGCCGATGCAATCGTGTCACCATTCCCATCAAAGTACATCGCAGTTGATTTAGCTTTGTCTTCATACGAGCTAGACCCAGCAATCAGTGCCCCGGATGTTGTGATGGTGTGGTTCGATGTCTCGTCACCTATGGAGCTATCGTTCTTGTCGGGCTGTATAAGCAGCTTAGTGTGGCTTGAAGTGATGGATGTGTTTACGTTTGTAGTGCTGGGGTAAACTCCTCCAGTGGCCGTAAGTTTTCCACTTGGCGGAGTGAACTCCCCAGTGTACGCCGCAGTTCCGTTAATGATTCTAAAGTCGTAAATGTAACCCGAAAGAATCCCCTCATGGTTTGGGGAAGGGTTAGTTGAGCCTAAATGCGGAGTGCCGTCCGTGCTGTGGTTTGTTGACGAACTAATAGTCCCTTTAAGTTCTCCATCAACATAACATTTTAAGCTACTGCTAGACCTGACTAAAGCGATATGATGCCAACGGTCTATAGTCAAACTTCCACTAGGGGCTAAAGTAGTGTTAGTGGAGTTTAGGTAAACATATAATCCACTTCCGGTTGTGCCGAAAAAAGAGCGTGCGCTGTCAATCGAGTTAGTGGGACGAAGGTCACATATTGTCTGTATCCCAGTGAGGTGGGAAAAGTTAAACCAGCCTTCGATAGTATAGTCTGATGTGCCGAAAGCGAAGTCAGAGGATGCACTTGCGACTTTTATGTAATCGTCTGTGCCATCAAAGAACATCGACCTGTCGTCGCCAGTGAAAGGATTGCCTACGGCAATGCTATGCTTTGGTGAACCTGTGGAAGTCAGCACATGCCCCTTCGCTGCGTCAGCAAACAACGTGTCGCCTTGGTTACGGTCAATGGAAGATACGAGGAGGTCGGCATCGTGGGCTGGCTGTGCGTCGATGTGCCAGCCGTTGTTTCCAAAAGTTAAGCCGCTGGTTGCTTTTGGTTTGTAACTTCCAAATCCTGTGTCCTCGATGAAATCTGTAAAAGGTAGCGTGGAGTTTTCCAAAAGATACGCATTGGCAATGTACACCTGTGGGCTGTATGTGGTTCCGTGGTAACTACTGGTTTGCCATCCGAATCGGTGGGGCTTGTCCGAGCCTATATGGAGGTTGGAGTTTAGGGTGGGAAATGTTCCGGTAAGCGTTTGTAGCACCCCGTTTATGTACAGCTTAAACTTGTTGGAGTCGGATGATTCAGTCGTATCTACGATGAGGTGCAGGTTGTACCACGAACTGTAATCACGAAACACAGCTTCGGTTGTTGCACCGCCAGCAGACCCGAAGGCAGCACCAATAGTTATTTTATTTGTTGATGCACCATAATTTATTCCAAACCATTCTGTTGGGGTTCCTTGCACTGTTCCTGCGGTAAAGAGGTAAGTGTTTCTAGTAGAACTTGACTCTGGCTCTGCTAGTTTAAACCAAAAATTAATTACCGCTTTCTGCCGTGTTGAGGTTGCGGACGATGGCGTAAACGAAAGGTACGAGCTGCCATCAAACCGCAGCGAACGGGTCACAGGGTCGTCTGGGGCAGTCCCAGCCGCACTCTTCCCAGCTAATCCTGTTTGGAAGCAAGCCATTAGGTTAATAACTTAGTTGTTGAGCAATAGACGTTGGTTCCATCGCATAAATAGCTGATTAGGTATTTACCTGTGCCGCCGATGGTCGTCAGAAAATCAGCATCGTGAAATGTGGTCGAAGCTGAGGTGTGAGCTTTGGCTGCGCCCCCATTATCCAGCAGTATAAAGCCAGACTGGCCCGATTGGGTTGAGCTTAACGCTCCGCTACCGCTACCGCTGGTGTCAGACGTGAACGTAAGGGCGACTGCGGCAGATGGTGTGCAAGTAAAGTTTTGCCCATTATCCAAGTCGAAGCTGCCATCGTTTTCACCAACGGGAGTAGCCCTGTTGCTGTTAGTCCAAGTGTAGTCCGTGGCGGTGTTTACTGTGCCAGCCGGGCCTGTTTCTCCAGCTGCTCCAGCTGCTCCGTCATTCCCCGCTGGCCCCTGTGCGCCAGTCTCACCCTTAATTGCTGCTATTGATGATGTACTAAATGCCATATTAAGATTCCTCCGCTCCAAATATGAAGCAATTAACTGTTGATGCGTCTTCGGCCTCGCCACTCAGCTTGACCCCGCTAGAAGATGTTCCGTCTACGACGATCATATGCTGGCACCCCCACTCTAATGTTTCGTAACCCTCTAAGGTGACTCTTAGAATCTTGTCGGCTGCGTTTGATGCTGTGCCGAAATAGATTGTGGCGTGCTTGCTCGCGCTGCTGGTATTGTGAAGCACGATAGTTTTTACCATACCATAGACGCTGGGGGCGTAGATGTCCCCAGCCGATGAGCCGAGCTGAACGCTGGCTAGTTTTTTGTGTGTTGTGGCCATTATCCGTAAAGCCAAGCTGTCTTGGCGTCCATTGTAATATCAGTTGATGTTGTTGAGCTGTTGTCTGTAGCAGCAACTAACTCACCTATAAAGGTCATATTAGCTCTAGTTGTTAAGGCAGAGCCTCCCTCGTCCTTGATGGCGTGGCCACCCGTGTTATCTACCCAAGCTGTGTCGTTGTCTGTGTTGCTGGCTTTTGCCAGCACTTGATTAGTGCTGCCTCCTGATGGAACTCCCAATCCGTCAGCACCGTCAGCACCGTCAGCACCGTCAGCTCCCGCTGGGCCAGCTACGGTTGAGTCAGCACCGTCAGCACCGTCAGCACCGTCAGCTCCGTCTGCTCCTCTTAAATCACCCGTTGTAAACCCTAGCCCGTCATCAGATGTAAAAGTTACTATGCCGTTGGAAGAGTTGTAACTTCCTCCGGTAAATCCTGTGCCGTCACTACCGTTCGTGCCGTTACTGCCGTTCGTGCCGTTACTGCCGTTCGTGCCGTTACTGCCATCTGCTCCATCTGCCCCGTCTGCTCCCCTTAAATCACCCGTTGTAAACCCTAGCCCGTCATCAGATGTAAAAGTTACTATACCGTTGGATGAGTTGTAACTTCCCCCAGTGAATCCTGTGCCGTCACTACCATTTGTTCCGTTCGTGCCATTACTGCCATCAGCTCCATCAGCTCCATCAGCTCCATCAGCTCCCGCGCTTCCAGTAACAAGGCCAAACGTAATTGTTTGATTTGGATATGTTCCGGTTGCGCTGACCGTAGGTGTGCCGCCAGCCGATACAGTTGAAGTCTGTAAAGTCCAGTTGGGAGTGGCCGCATCTGCACCATCTGAACCATCGGCTCCATCTGAACCATCTGAACCATCTGAACCATCTGAACCATCTGAACCATCGGCACCATCTGAACCATCGGCACCAGCGGCACCAGCGGCTCCGGTCTCTCCCTGTATTCCTTGCGCTCCAGTGGCTCCCGCAACCAATCCAAATGTGATTGTTTGATTCGGGTAATCTCCAGTTACAGAAACAGTGGGAGAACCGCCAGCGGCAATCTCAGTTGGGGTACCAAAAACCCAGCTGGGTTGAGACTGGAGAATTTGAGTGCTTGAGACTTGGGACACTACCCCCTCGAAACTAGCACCATCTACGTTAGAGTTTCCTAAGACTTTAGACATTTAGTACCACCAGCTACTATTGACATTAGTTTACTGGTGCATTTAGTATTTGGTCAAGTGGATGACGACAGGTATGGACTAAATTTTAACCACCCTATAAGTCAACTTGAGCTGGAGCTTTATTGCTTCAGAGAAGGTAGGACTCCTGAGCAGGGTGGACTCGGAAGGTATGAGCACTTCAAGAGGGCTGTTAATTTTATATGGCCCGAAATGGACTGGAATCCTTGGCTAGAGAGGCAATGCGAATCTCTGTGCGAAAACGACTGGGTTAGCTGGACTGGCTGTGCTGCCTCTGGCAAGACATTCGGAAGCACGTTATACGCTTTGGTCTGGTGGCTGGCTGATCCCGAACACTCTACCTGCTTGTTTACATCTACCACGGCCAAGATGATTAGGAAACGGGCGTGGGCTAACCTTCAGCACTTGTATAACAAAGCATCTGGTCGCCTCCCCGGAAACATGGTTGATTCTAAGACTGAGCTTCAATCCACCAAGGGGGACTCAAAGAACGCTATATTCGCAATAGCTGTGCTGGATGGGTCAACGTCCAAGGCCGTGGCAAACATACAGGGTATTCACTCAGAGCGCATTTTAGTCATATGTGACGAGGCTACTGACATTCCAGAGGCCGCTTTTCAAGCGTCTTCTAACCTAGCTAAGGGCTGTCGGGAGTTTCAGTTTGTGGCCATTGGAAACCCTCACAGCATACTAGACGAGCACGGTAGGTTCTCAGAGCCAAAGGATGGGTGGGAGTCTGTGGGGGTAGAAACGCAGGAATGGGAGACAAAACGTGGGGTTTGCGTGCGTTTTGATGGGATGCGTAGTCCTAATATAGAAGTAGGGGAGACTCGGTGGCCCTATCTTATTACGGCTAACCAAGTCAGGCAGTCCATTGAATTTGAGGGGGAGTCGTCCCCAAGGTTTTGGAAGTTTACTCGTGGCTGGTGGGCACCACAGGGTGTGGTGAGGACGGTTCTGTCTGAGGCAATGTGCCAGACCCACGATGTCTACAGCCCTAAAGTGTTCAGTCAGAGCTTCGAGATGCTGGCTGGATTAGACCCAGCATTTGGCGGAGACAGGTGCGTCCTGCGGTTTGCTAAGTACGGAGAACTAGAAAACCAAAGGATGGCCCTAGAATTTACGGACATTGTAACCATTCAGATCGACGCAGGCTCCAGCCTGCCAGTGCACTATCAGATAGCAAACGCTGTAAAGCAGGAGTGCAACGCTAGGAGTGTCCGACCTAATATGTTCTCAATAGACGCCAGCGGTGAGGGTGGCGGGTTGGCTGACATACTTATGAGAGAGTGGTCTCCTCTTATTAACAGGGTTGAGTTCGGTGGCAAGGCTTCAAACCTGCCTGTTTCTCTGGAGGATGGCAGGGAAAGTCACGAGGTGTACGCTAACAGGGTAACTGAGCTGTGGTTTTCTATGAGGGAATGGGTTCAGCACGACCAAGTGGGCGGTCTAGACAAAGATACGGTTATTGAGTTCTGCCAGCGTTTGTTTGATGACGAGAAGCGGAAGATAGTTGTCGAGAAAAAAGCAGACATGAAAGGGCGTATTGGACAAAGTCCCGACCTTGCTGATGCTGCAGTGGTTTTGCTGGACATGGCAAGGCGTCTAGGCTCAGGAGAGCTAACTAGCTCTGTTGGCACAGATTCTGAATGGGAAAAATTTGCCCAGCAAAACAATGACGTATACGTAGAATCTAATCTTTATGCTAGAGATTAACAGAAAAACAGGGAAGCTGGGTGGTTGGCGTTATTATCAGCCCGAAACAGATACCCTAATAGAAGGGCCGCATTACGATGGTCTAGTCAACAAAGTGGCCAACCACAGGGCTGCTAACGGACTTCCCCTTGAGCCTGACTGGCAGCAAGACATCATAGATTATATGTGCTCGCAAGTACCGGACGCTTGCAAGGAAAAGTCCGCCAAGGAGGGGCCGACTATTACTATGGGGCAAGTCCTAACTTTTACAAAGATATTGGGAGAAGCTATCCTTAAGGGGAACGAAAGGGTTGAGGCTGGAGAGGCTGAGGGACGCGCTAGGGTTTGTGCAAAGTGCCCATCTAACGTCACTCCAGCTGGTTGCGTGCCGTGCGGCCTTTCGGGTGCTGCCAGTTTACTGTCTAAATTTGTGGGTGCCCGTCAAACGGAACATGACAACTTGTTAAAATCGTGTAAGCATTGCGGATGCCTTAATAAGGCGCAGGTGTGGTTCCCCTTGGAGCTGCTACAAAAACATATGAGCGACAAGGTGAACAAAGACTTGCCTAATAACTGCTGGAAAAAGAAATGAAAGACTATTTGGACAACTCCCCATCTGCTGAATCTCGGCTTAGAGACCCCGAAAAAGTTCGGGACATGGTGCTTAATTTGGCCAGAGCCGACGAATCAAGGTCTCTTGTAAGAGCTAAGGTTAAAGGTTTAGTAGACGGAAACCCGCCGTACAATAAATCTGAACTAAGAAAAAATGCTCAGTCATACCGATGCAACGTAAACTTCAGAGAGGCAGAGAGCTTTTTGTCTATGGGCCTTTCCGCATTCTATGACGTGTTTTCTGAGGTTCCGACATACGCCACAGTTCGCATCGAGCACGATAACCCAAACACTGACGAATCCTACAGCAAGATCATTACTGAAGAGTTTGATCGTATGCAGAAGAAGGACACTAACTTTGACTATCTAATGCAGCTATCTCAGCACGAGATGGTGCTCTACGGCTACGGGCCTATGGTGTTTGAGGACACACTGGACTGGCGGTGTAAGCCTATCCGGTGTGCTGACCTGCTTGTTCCCGAAAAGACTAAGTCTAATGTCAACGAATGGGAAGTCGCTGCGGTTCGTACCATGTACCAAGTGCACGAACTGTATGGCTACATAAAGAGCCCGGAGGCGGCTGCTGCCGCAGGCTGGAATGTTTCCGCTGTGCAGAAAGCCATAATGGACGCCGTACCGGAAGAGGACGGAATTAACGGAAAAAGGCAGTGGGAGTATTATCAGCAGCAAATAAGAAACAACGATCTAGCTTACTCATCGGAATGCGATGTGGTACGGGTGGCCCACGTTTACTACCGTGAGTTTGACGGCAAGATAACGCATTGCATGATTGACGAGCGCGGTGACGCTAGAAACTTTTTGTTCCGCAACGTGGGTCAATTTGAAAACTGGGATCAGTGCATTCACTGCCTTTACTACGACAAGGGGGACGGACAGCACCACTCCGTGAAGGGGATGGGCATCAAGATGTTCTCCGCTCTAGAGCTTAAGAACAGGCTTAAGTGTTCTCTGATTGACGCTGCTGTCGCACGCACTGCTATTCACTTTCAACCCCAAAACCCAAGCGACTTAAATCGCACAAGCATTGTGCAGATGGGGCCGTATACGGTTATTCCACCGGGAATGTCGGTTCAGCAAACTAACTCTGCTGGCGTACTTGACGCACCGATAAAGGTGGAGGCAAACCTTGAGGGTACTCTGCAGGCTGGTCTTACTCAATACAGGCAAAGGCTTGAAAAGGACGGCAACCCACGAACAGCTACGGAGATCGAGGCTTTGGTAGCGCAGCAGTCTATCTTAGGAAAGACACAGCTTAACCGATACTACAACCAGTTAGACGCATTGTTTACAGAGCGTTATCGCAGGGCAATTAACCCAGACCTAACTGAAGACGTGCCGGGAGGTAAAGAGGCATTGGAGTTCCAAAAGCGTTGCAAAGATCGAGGCGTCCCTAAAGCTGCAATGGCCTCGTTCGACTGGATTCGTGCTACTAGAACTAATGGTCGCGGCTCTGCCTTGGAGCGCAGGAACACAATGAACCAGCTTATGGCTATTTCGCAAATGTTGCCCGAAACAGGGCGTCAGCACGTGATCGAAGACACCATTGCTGCGATGACTGGGTTTAATAGCTTGGAGCGTTACTACCCAGTTCCTCAAAAAGATCACCTTCAGCAGGAGCATTCGCAAGAAGCTGCATACGAAAACGCCCTGTTCAAGCTGGAAGAAGCTATTCCAATCTCAGAGTCAGACAATCACGCTATTCACCTTCAGTCCCACTTAGAGGCTGGAACTAATGCGTTCAATTCACTGGAGCAAGGGGGCGACCCGAAAGAGGTCGCTGTCTACTTGCAGTTCCTTCTCAACCATGCGGCGATGCACTCACAGGTTCTGTCTCAGGACAGCTCTCGTAAGGAGCTTTACGCTCAACTTAACGCGCAGATGCAGCAGCTAATTAACGTATTCAAGAACCTTGGACAACAGGTTCAAGCCCGTGAAGAATCTCAACAGCAAGCACAGGCCGAGGCAGGTGCTATTGAGTCTGGGGCAGACGCAAAGGAACGAGTGCTTCAAATGCGTGCCGAACGTGACATGGCGCGAAAAGATGCACAAACGGCGGCTGACATTCAGCGCAAGCAGATGGAGGCTCAAGCAGACATCGAGCTTAAGCGTTACAAAGAGAGCGATGTCCGACCCTAGCGATATAACTATTGATGAGGAAGAGCTGAAGTTCTTGGTTCTTATTTGCTCTGAAGAAGTAAAGCGTTGCCGCAAGGAGCAAAAAGAAATTGCCCATTTAAGCGAAATGGTTTTATCGCAAAAGAGGGAGAGGTTCGCGGAATTTCTTTTCGAGAAGTTTCTTCTTCAACTTAACTCTTATGAAGATGATGGACTGGAGAGCGGATCGGAACTTAACTAAAGAGGCCGAGCGCGTACTAAAGAACAAAACAGTAAAGGCAATGATAGACGTTCTGACTGAGGAGCGACCTTCAACACGGCCTTTACCTACGGTAGGAACCAACGGTTACGACCACGCCTATGCGAATGGGCTTGAAACTGGATGGAGAGCCGCTGTAGAAACACTAAAATCCCTAGAACAACCGCTGCCAAACGCAGAAGATTTGGTTGCTACGTTTGCGGAAAATAACAAGGAAGAATGATGGCTGAAGAAAAACTATCTATGGAAGGCTTGGATACTATTCAAGCGGAAGAATCGGCAACGACTACACAGGAGATGCCGCAAGAGCAAACCGATCTTAGCAGCGCGACTGCCACGGACGAAGAGGGCCAGCCCTCTGACTTTATGGCCGCACTTAAAGATGCGATGTCAGACGAACCAGTTCAAGAGCCTGAGCCTGAGCCTGAGCCTGAGCCGAATGACTCTGAGCCAGTGGGCGAGGTTGGGGAGATTGGCGAGGTTGGGGAAGCACCAGCGGAAGAAAACCTTTCTCCGTCTGCTGCTAACTTCAAAAAGATTAAGCAAGACAGAGATAACGCACGGCGAGAACTCGAAGAGCTAAAGTCTAAACTTGCCAGCGATAAGCCGTCTGAAGACTTTGAAAAAATCAAACGCGAACGCGACGAACTATCAGAAGAACTTAAGGTCTCGGCAATCGAAAGACACCCTGAGTTTAAGCGCAAATACGAAGAGAAGGCAGCAGGTCTCCTTAACCAAGCGAAGGATATGGTGGGCGTTGGCCTCGGTGAGGCTATTACAACATTGATGTTCAGTGCTGAAAGCGATGCTAGAACAGAAAAGTTAGATGACATCTTCTCTGAGTTGCCAGTAAGCAAGCAGGCGAGATTGGCTAACATAATCTCGGAGATGGACGCTCTGCAGCGTGATAGGCAAATTGAACTGGAAAACGCTAATTCCACTTACGAGCAGTTAATGCAGGCAGAAAGAGAGACACGTTCGTCAAACAGCGAAGCAAGCAATAAACTGTTTGATGAGGTGTCACAGACAGCGTTAAACCTTGAGTTCTTTCAAAAGAAATCTGATGACGCTGAGTGGAACAAAGAGGTAGACGAGCGGTACGATTTAGCACGCAGAATCTACACTGGCGCATCCAGCCCCGAAGAACTGGTTCTCGCATCATGCTGGGCAGCGGTTGCTCCAAAGTACCGTGAAGCATATGGGGCACAGATTGAAGTTAACAAACGCCTTAGAGCGCAAATTAAAGAACTAACGGGCGCAAGCCCAGCGGTCTCTGGCAGTGACGCCGCTAGTGAAAAGCCTCAAGACATTGGATTCTTGGATCACCTTAAACAGGTAATGGACGAATAGTTATCGCAGCAAATCCCACCTATCCCGATACTTCTCAAGCCGACAGGTTTTCCATTTATCGGGGTAGCGTGGGTGTTGCCCTGCGGGCCAAAAGATTCCTTTACTGCCAGCTTCCTCCGTGGGAATAACGTAAAAGGCTGGTTGCCCGTTATAATTCAAAGCCACCACAAAGAAATCAACTTCTTCAGCGGTGTATTTTCTTTTAACTTTGCTCCCTTTTAGGAAGTGAACGTAGAAGTTTCCGGTGTGGTTCGGCGTTGCCGTCTTTACCTGTATCCGGTGAATCTTACCTTTGTCTGTGTCGGCTAACAAATCATAGCCGCTGTCGATAAACGGCCAGCTTACAGCAAACCCGTGCCGCAGAAGTTCTACAGCTGTCAGAAGCTCACCGATCTTGCCGTTTATCTTACGGGCACTATCAGTCGCCTGTGTCTCCTTCGGCTCCCCCATCCAGTGATCCTGCGTACCAACCTTCGGGAAGGGTTACGTTGTTCTTGGAGAGCACCCACTCCCCATCCTTTCGGAAATAAACCTTACCCTTCACGTTTGGCCCCAGCCTCACCACATCGGCACTCTCCTTCACAAAGACAACCTTTGTTGTCCCGCAGCTTACGCCGCATAGAAGAGCGGAAGTCATCAACAATATCTTGAGGTGTTTCGACATCTGTCGCCTTAACATCCTGCTTAATCTCTGACTTAACCAGTCCGGTAAGCCAGTCTAGTACAGCCTTTAGTAAGGCCGCTAACATTTACTTAATCGGAGTCATTACTTAGCTTTGGTTAGGCCGCGAGATACGGTGTATCCGAGTGCAGTTAAACTGCTAACCACAAACCCGAAAACTTTGTCTGCAGATGAAGCTCCTGCCTCTGGGTCTACTACTCCCGCACCCCACAGTAGGGAACAGCCTGCTACGCAAACTGTGATCCAAAATTCTGTGGTTTTCCAGCCGGGCTTATTTCTTTGAGTTGCTTGTGTCGTCGCCATATTTAATTAGGTTATAGATTTTAACTATTGTCCAAACGATAGTCGCTACTAGCAAGACAATCTTTAAGACCATCTCTATCTCAGCAAGAGATACGGTAGCGAATACGCCACCATTAACGCCTAGCACTCGCAACCAGTCAAGAGAATCGTTCATTACCCACGCCTTCTAGCCGCCTTATCACGGCTCCTAAAGCTAGACAGTTTCATTAACCTGCCGCGAGCTGTAAGGTTTCCCTTAGAGTCACGCAAAGGCTGTAGATTCTTTTTGGTTTTATTTGCAGTTACAGTCTTCTTGCTAACTTTAACTTGTGAAGCCGTTACCTTTTTAGGTGCCGCCTTTTTAGGTGTGCGGGTTTTAATTGGCTTCAATACTGTCGAGTTGCCGCCAAGACCGCGAGGTCTAGGTGCAGGCTTTGGCCTTGGTTTTGTTACAGTCTTATTGCTTACCTTAACAGGTGGCTTCGGCCTTGGTTTTGTTACAGTCTTCTTGCTGACCTTTGGCACATTACTGCTAGTAACCTTGGCCTTCTTAGGAGCGGGGTTCCCGCTAGAAACAGATGCAACCTTGGCCCTCTTAGGGGATGGGTTACCTCTAGATAAAATAGGTGTTCGCTTTACAGATTGTTTAACACTGGCAGGAATGCCAGATGAAATCTTTGATCTTATTTCTGCAATTCGCTGACGAACTCTTTTGATCTTAGGTGCCATAATAGTTCCTTTAAAGTGGGGTGCCCCCGAAGGGGCACCCCTATGGTGATGACGACTGAGGCGAATTAAGCCGCGCCGTTGCGCTTGTAGATCAAGGAAGCACCGTGGTCACCGAACACTGGCTCGAACGCCATTTCGTATTGACCGTAGTGACGACCATAAACCTCAAGAGGGTCAGCACATCCGTCTGCGTTTTTGTAGTCTCCGGTAATGAACTGCCAATCACCTGAGTAGTTCTCAGGAGAGAAGGCGAGACCGCCGGGAGTTTGAGACGGAACAACCAGTTGCTTCATTACGCTTGGAACGAGTGCGATAGCGGCCTCGTGCGTAGCAGCACCGGAACCAGTAGCAGCCACGTATTCGGGGCGAATCTTGGTTCCGCTGCCCTTCTCAAGCTCACCAGAGCCGAGGGCGATATTCTCGCTTACGCGATCATAGCCATCGCCACCGGAGTTACGCTTCAGGCGAACTGGGTTCGTGACAACAATGTGACGGAAGTTACCAGTTACACGGTCGGCTCCGAGGCGAGCGAGAAGCTCGTTCGACTTGGAGGATTCACGGTAGTCAGTACGGACGTTGTCGTCAGACTTCAGCAGTAGGTTGGATTGCTCCATGCCGATAATCAGCGGGAAGACTGGGCCATTGGCACCAAGCTCCACGAAGCCATTGCTGTCTCCTTCGGTTGCGCCAGACTCAATCAGCTTGATGGCAAGCTGGTCGAGGTGACCGGGAAGAAGTTTGACCGAATCCGCGAGATCAGTCGCCTCGGTCAAGTCCTTCATCTCTGTGTCGCCGTCACCGATAACCTCAGTGTCAACTAAGGCTTCGCTGCCAGAGGCACCAGAGATGGTCACCTTGCGGGCGTGCTTCATGTACTCGTTTTGAATCTTGTTCTCCAAGACCCGCTTCGAGTGCTTCGTAATCTCTTCGAGATACGCACGCATGAACACGTCCACGTTGTAGCGGTACTTAAGATTCGATTGGCAAATTTGTGGGCCTCGAACGGCTACGCGCTCAGGGCTGTAGGTTTGCTCGCTGAATCCCCATTCCACGTCCTGCCAATCTGGCTGACACAGACCTGCGTTAGTGTCGATACCAGCTTGATTGGTTCCAGATGAGGTGGCGATTTTCTCCCATGCCAGCTGATCGTCAACAGGTAGAGAGTTCTCGATTGTGAAAGTCGTTTGAGTTAAGCCTTGGCCCAAAGGATATACACCCTTCGGCACGGCATTCATCCAAACGCTCTTTTGGGTAGCTTTGCGGTGGACATCTTTGCCCAACGACTCGCTAACCATTTTAAGTGCTTGAAAAATATTTGCACAAGCCATGATATTTTATTCCTTAATTATTATAGGAGAAGATAGAAGTACGGCCAACGGGGACGTACACACTACTCCCGTTAATCCGGTTGGCTCAGGTTCCGGTTTAGGCCGCACAGGTTGCCACGCTGCATTAGGCAAAGTGAACTTTTAAGCGGGTTCAACCGCACAGCAAACTTAGCCTCACCTTATCTCACCGTCAAGCGTTAGAAAGCCTGTTAATAACTTTTCTTTGCAATGCATTGCATTCGTGATACAAATGTCAGTCATATGTACGCCAGCGAAGAAGAAAAACATGAGATGGCTCTGGCACTGCGTTTAGTTCGGGACAACAACCTAAACCTACTGGACGTGGTAAAAGAGCAGGTTTCCGTAGAGAAACGTAGGCAGAGGATGGCTGAGGTTTCATCAGCCGTTGAACGGTTCTTGAAGGATAAGGAAGATGCTGGAAACGCAGCTACCACAATGAAGACATTGCGATCTATAATTTTGCGTTTCGGAGAGTCATTTAAGGGGAGATTACTGGATGAGGTGCAGCATAGCGAGATAAAACAGTGGGTCTCTTCTATGGGCCTAGCCACTCGCACAAAGAACGGTTACATCAAGGAAGTCAAAAACCTATACAACTGGAGCATTCGGGAGGGAATTGCTGAGTTAAATCCGACCAAGAGAATCTCAACCTACAAGCATTCTGTGGAAGAGCTTGAGGCTAAAGAGGAGGCCAAGGAGATTCTAACTGTCGAGGAGGTTCAGAGCATGACCGCCTACGCCAAGGCATATTGCCCCGAAGCAATCCCCCGGATGTCTATACAGCTTTACGCTGGAACCAGACCGGAACGTGAGTCGGAAAGCATTAACTGGCAGGACATATCGCTTTCGGACAAATACATCCATGTCCCCGCCTCGAAGGCCAAAGACAGAAGGGAAAGGCTGATTAAGATTTGCCCCAAGCTGCACGACATTCTGTGCTGGGCTTGGCAGGAGAAGATGAGCATTCAGTGCGATAACTGGAAGTCTAATTGGAATGCAATAAAGAACAGCATAGGGTTGCTGGGGGTTTGGCCTAATAGCTGCACTAGGCACACGTTCGCTTCGTATGCGTTATCTAAGTACGGGTACGAATGGACAAGGGATGCTATGGGGCACGGGAACTACGATATGCTCTTTAAGCATTACAGAACTTTGGTGCTCCCTGCTGAGGCTGAAAATTACTTTCAGCAAAACGAAAAAGAAATGATTAAGGTAGCGTAATAAAATTGACAGACATGAGTATTGCAACTACAAACGATGCCATGCCAAGGCGCATGGAAAAGACCACCTGTTTTAGAATCCCGAAGAAACTCGACGATGTGTTGAAGAAGATTTCAGAAGCCTCTGGAATCCCTGTATCCTCCATCATTCGTCACTGCGTTCTGACCGAAACAGCCAAACTTGCCAAGCAATATGGAATCGACGATACAGCAGGAAATTAGCATACCAGCGTCCTCTCAGGCTGAAGCTGCTGTGCTTGGCTGCTGCTTGCTAGAGCCAGCTTGCATTGATGATGCGGCGACATCACTCATCCCTGACGATTTCTACGAGCATCGGCACCGCAACTTGTTTGAACTCATGCTTAAGCTGAGGAATGACGGGACGGTGGTTGACACTATTACTATTTTTCAAGAGGCGAAGGATACAGTTGAAGGAGGGCTTAACGCTATCGGCGGTTTGCCTTATGTGAGTTCGCTACCCAACCAAGTCCCATCCGCTGCTGGACTTCCAGCGTATGTGGCTAAGGTAAAGAAGAAGTCCGAGCTGCGCTCCCTCACGACCACCGCGCAGCAAATCCTGTCGATAGTTAGCGGCAAAGGTGATGATGACGAGCTGCTAAACGATGCCCAGTCTAAGCTGATGGGGCTTCTATCTGATGACAGGGAGAGCGGGATAACTCCGTTGAAGGATGTAGTCAAGATGGCTATGACCGACATTGAGACTGCATACGCCAACCAAGGTACTGTTGTTGGAATCTCAACGGGGTTTCCCGCTCTCGATAAAATTACTACGGGTCTTAAGGATGGCGACATGATTGTGCTCGCTGCGAGGCCGTCACAGGGCAAGACCAGTCTGGCGTTGACCATTGCGGAAAACGTGGCAATAGACCAAGGAATCCCTACAGGATTTTTCTCTCTAGAGATGACATCTCGATCCCTCGTTAAGAGAATGCTGTCATCTCGTGCAGGAGTAAACGGACATAACATTGCGAGTGGTCGCCTTGCTGCGAGTGAAATACAGTCGATTGCAACCAACGGATGCAAGATTGCTAGGTCGCCTTTGTACATAGACGAAAGCGGCAGCTTAAATCCGATACAGCTTATGTCTAGGGCTAGGCAGATGAAGTACAAGTACGGCATCAAGTTCCTAGTGATTGACTATCTGCAGCGTATGAACGCGAAGGCTGACTCGCGGGTTCAAGAGGTAGGCAAGATTTCTGACGCTGTGAAAAGCGTGGCGAAGGAACTAGACATACCCGTGCTCGTTCTAAGCCAGCTATCCCGAAAGGTTGAGGATCAAGACCGCAAGCCTAGACTTAGCGACTTGCGTGATAGCGGAAGCATTGAGCAGGATGCTGACATAGTCGCATTGCTGCACGCTACTGGGGACGAGAATAACATTGTGGAGGTTATTGTCGCCAAGCACCGGAACGGGCCATGCGGGAGAATAGACCTGCAGTTCGTCCCCCACCTTACCAGATTCAAATCTGCTGTATTTACGGACTAAATGGAGGAGCCTTTGACATTGGTGATAAAAGGGATAGGCCATGTACCTGCCTTTAAGAACAAGAAAATCATTGTTGGTAAACGACTAATAACTGCACCGAAAGCAAAGAAATGGATGGATCAAGCGAAGGACAGTATCATCTCTCAGTTACAGTGCTTGTCTCAGACAAGAGGCGAAGAGACCTCGATGGAGCATTGGCCACAATTTGCGATGTCCTTACTGCCAGCCGACGATGCTTGGAAGTTCATCCCGAAAATATCGGTGGATGTGAAGATGGTTCCAAAGGGGGAAGAGGGGGCAATAGTAAGGCTAACTAAGATTCAGTGACGCTGGGCACTCCCGACCACTGATTAAGATCGTGGCGAGTAGAAATCGGGCATCCAGCACCTAAACTAAAACGAAACCAAAACGAAACAAAAAGATGGCTGAAAAGAAAAATACATATCACAAGATTCGCAACTGCACCCTGTACTGGGCACACCTTGCGACTCCTAACGACAAGAGCAAGAAGTTCCAAGTGAACTGCACCAACCTGAGCAAGGATGATGTGACCGCTCTCAAGAAGTTAGGTCTTAATGTGACTGACGGAAAAGAAAAGGGTAAGGCCGAGATGGGGATGTACGTCATCGCCAAGGCTACTCGCCCTGTGCAAGTGGTGGACGCGAAGCGTAACACTATTGAAGACCTAAGCGGCATCGGCAATGGAACCATTGCTAATGTCATTATCAACGCATACGACTACCCAGACCACGGGAATGGTGCTGGAGTTGGGTGCGGCCTCCAAGGTGTGCAGATCATTGAGATGGTCGAGTACGCTGCTGGCGGTGGATTCGAGGAAGAAGAAGGCTTCGTTGCTGACGACGTGGCGTTCTAGCTATGAATGGACGAGTATGCCGTCAGGGAGCTTATCGCCTGTGTTATTGAACAGGCGGTGCATGACCGAAGGAAGGCGGTTACTGACGGCCTACTCGACAAAGATTGCAACCCTATCCGCCCTTTGTCGCGTGGCGAAGCTGAAAGGTTAGCCAATCTCAAGCCCTTCTTCCTTTCGGGAGGGCTTGAGTCAGCGGCAGAGGTAGCGGGTTTTGGGTTGCCCATTGAGAGGATAAGGAGGAAAAGTAATGAACCATATGATAGACGAACGTAAAGGAAGGCCGTCAGCTTCTGACGCAGAGGCAAATGAGCTATGCCCCGGACGGCACGCTATGTCCCTCGGACTGAAGGACAAGTCTACTTCACAATCAATGAAGGGAGACCTAATTCACCACTGGCTCTACAAGCCTGACGAGGTGAAGCTGGAGGGATACGATCAAGTGATCGCAAGCAAATGCCTGCAACAACGCGAGGCATTGATGGATTTGATGTGGGACGATTGGAGAACCAACCCCCCTAGAATTATTCAAGAGGTACGCCTGTGGTATCGGAACGATAAGTTCAGCGGAGTACCAGACTTTGTGGCCATCCGTGACGGCCTGTGCCTAATCGCTGACTACAAGACAGGCCCGCTCAAGGTCGCCAACGCATCCGAGAACAAGCAGCTCATGTGGCTGGCGGTGCTGGCAAACTACAAATACCGCTTTGAGGAGGTTACTGTCGCTATTATCCAGCCCACTTGCGGCCCTTCCACGACCCATACATACGACAAAAAGGGCATGGCAAAGGTACGGAACAGGGTAAATGCTGTGCTGCGGAGGATGAATGACGGCAACGCATTCCTTCGGGCTGGAGACAAACAGTGCAAGTATTGCAAGGCTAAGGAGCTTTGCCCTGCTCTGCAGGCTAAATCCTCCGCTATAGCAAGGGTCAAGGACGTTACCGCTCTTACCCCTGTCCAGTTATCTGAGGCTATGGCTGTTGTGCCAGCCGTCAGGGAGATGTGTAACGCCATAGAAAATCACGTTCGTGAGCTTCTTGAGGAGCACGAACTAGGCGTGCCTAACTTTGAGCTGGTCGCAGGCAGAACCACAAGGCGCATTACTGAGCCTCAGATGGCCCTAGAACGGCTTAAGGAGGAGGGTCTGGTATCAGACAGCGGATTCCTAGAAAGCTGCTCTGTGAGCCTTCCTAAGCTCACTAAACAGATTCAGCAATATGGAGAGCTTCACCCATCAGAGGCGAAGGAAACCTTAAACACTTCCTTGTACGATTTAATCGAGGAAAAAACGGGAAAGGCTAAGGTATGCCGTCGAGAATCATAAGAGATGGGATAATCGAATCTGTCGCCGTCAACAATCTACCTTGGGATGCGGAGCTATTCTATCGACGTTTGATGTCTGTTGTAGACGATTATGGCCGATACAGTGCCCTGCCGCAGCTTCTGGTAAGTCGTTGCTACCCGCTTCAGGTTGATAAGGTCTCTACCGAGAACATTAAGGATTGGTTGAACCTTTGCTCTAAGCAGGGACTGATATGTCTCTATGAAAGTGTCGAAGGGAAACCATTGCTAGAGATTCAGCACTTTAACCAAAGAACCCGAACACCTTCAAAGTTTCCCGAAAATTGTGGAAATTCCAGCAAGCGTATTACAAATGACGGGCAGATGACGGTGGAAGACGAAGACGAAGTCGAAAGCGAAGACGTAAGTAAACCCCAAAACAAAACCAAGGCTAAGAAAAAGGCTACGGATATTCCCGATGACTGGGAACCCACTGAGGCTCATAAGGAACGAGCAAGCTCACTGGGCGTCGATATTAAGAAGGCCGCTGAGTTTTACCGGAACTGGTGCAAGAGCAAGGGTGTGCAGCAGGTGTGCTGGAACTCTGCCTTCACAAACGCCTTAGTAGGCTGGATAAGCGAGAAAGCGAATCTGAAGCTAGGGGTCGGAGGAGACGTAGACCCACTAGGAAGAACAATAGAGAAATGGAGCTAATATGATTGGATACGATGGAAAGCCTGTTTCAAGTAGCGGCAAGGGCAGCAAGGCACGCCATGCCGACAAGAAGCAGTACGACAAAAACTATGACGCTATCAACTGGGGGCGGGGGAAGCGGGCGCATAAGCCTACTTCATCTTCGTTGCGATATAAAAAAGACTACCCGCAGTGAGAACCACTGCTGCTGTATCCACCAGTGCTAAAGCTAGACCAAACTCATTCATACTTATTAGACGTATGGGAACAACGTATTGTTAAAACTATTTAAGGGGTGGTGCTGATTCTCACGGGAACCTCCTTCCCAGCTCCCCGCTGGGCCTCTCTCCCGCAGCACCACCCCCCTCCAATTATGAAAAAGGACATAGACGCAATGTCCCCGATGGGGTTAGTAGCCGTTGACTGGGCAAGAAAAGGGCTAAAAGCGTGGAACAAGAAAAATCCAAAGCATTGCTGGATTGAAACCAACCAAGACAGGTATGCAGACCTAGATGCAATTATTGGGATACCGGACGGACAATGGGCGTCTAAGCACATAGGCTCCCCGGTAGATGCTAGATGCGTATGGATAGATGCCGAGATAAACCAAGTAATGGAAATTAAATCACGATTTGGTGTAACCAAAGAGAAATTCTTTGATGAGTGGAAAGGAACATGGCTAGTAACATACGACAAACTAAAACGATGTTACGACACAGCGTACTCGCTAAGGACTAATCTTACTGGCCTTTTGGTGTTAGTAGACTCAAGCGTTTGCTACCACACACTATTAGCAGAATACAACAAGGATACGGGTGGCTTAGAGTGGAGAATCAAATTCGAGGTGATGACTACCGAGACGCAGAAAACCATAAACGGGGGTACTGCATTAAGAGAAAACGCCTACATAGACATGAACGGGGTGGAAGAGATCACGATTTGAGGACAGTGAATCTAATCTTCGACCTATTCCTAGCAGCCTGTTTCCTGTACATTGTGTACTGCCTCGCAACGGTATAACAAATGTCCGACAACGTGCGTTCATACGACAGACAAGAGTGGGTCAAGGTGGCGACAAAGTGGCTTCACGGCACCGCCGATAGCTCAATGCTGGAGTCGGCCTACATCGCGCTAAGAATTGACGAACCGGAGCTTGCCGCGCAGCTAAAGGAAGAATCTAAACGCCGCCGCACTGTTGCCCTTGCCCGTCTTCGCAAAGGCAATTAGAATCAATGTGTGGGGGCACGTATTCCAAAAAAGGGTAAGCTATGCAAGGTTCATTGGATTGATGTTACCGGAGTCATAAATGCCGAAGCAAAATCAGCAAAGCCCGCACCTGCAGTAACCGTTGGCTATCTGCACCAAGAGTTCGACGATTACATCGTCATAGCCTCATCCTACTTCACAGAGCCTGTTAAGGACGACAGCCTTAAAGAAGGGGACTACACAGCACTTCCAAAGGGAATGATTAAGAGCATTGAACTTCTCTAAACATCAACCACTTCAGCGGTAGTGCGAGTCGAGGGCAACGCCCCCATTACCGCAATGTTTATCAAAGGCTTGTTAGACTCAGTGTCCACCTTGTGAATCTTACGCATTTGGTTGTCTAGTGCCACCCAAGCGTCAATGGCACCCCGCATCTCCCGCAGATTCCCCTGAGTCATAGCAGTAACCGCAGCTTGGAACAGTGTGTACAGTTTGTCCCCGGTCTCCTTAGATCGCTTAACGTGCTCCTCCGCAGACTTGCACACGATCTTCGACAGCTCGCTGTTCTGCTGCTCCGCTTGCTTGGCTATTTCATTCGCCACAGCCTCACGAGCTTCGCTCTGAAAAGACTCCCGCTGCTCGAACCAGTTCTCTTTAGATGACTTCTTAGCTAGATACGAGTAGCTGATGCTGTGCTTCTTCGCCAAGTCTCGCATTGAGATATTGCTGCGAATGAACTCGCTGTGCAGCTCATCCCAGTCGTATTTCTTCTTATTCGCCATAGGTCAACAATATAGGGAAAATACCAAAAAATCTCAAACACCTTATATTATACGTGGGGTCTACCCGAAGGGGGGGTGGGGGCGTCCCCGCGTGGGTGCGCCTGCTGGTGATTTTTAGACGGCAGCGTTAGGCTGGGGGCCTAAAAGTCCCCGTTGTCATATAGGTGAGAGGCAAAAGGTCAATCACATTGGCCGCTTAAGTCGCACGACTTAAGAATATCAATACTGCCCCTCATGAAAGGAATAGTGTTATGACGTTTGAAATACCCCAACTCCCGACTGTGGAGATCACCGAAACCGCCAACGTAGAAACCGCAGGCGCGGTCGCAAATGCGATTCTGCAACTGGTTGTCGTGGAGACTGAAGTCGAGAAAGCCTGCACGGCTGAGATCGTGCGCTTCATGAAAGCGTACGGCGCGAAAGTCGGGCTGGTCAAAGGCAAGAACAAAGCAGGCAAGGGCACGCCGTGGGCGAAGGTTCACAGCGAGGTCGGCAAGCTGCTTAAGGACAAGCACCACCGCCTGCGCTCCGACAACGCTGTGTCGTTGCGGATCAACCGGGCGTTGAACGCCGCCGGGTTCTTTGCACGCACTCGCACGGTCAAGGTCGACACAGAGCGCAAGGTGATCGTCGCGATCATGGAGCACTGCGCCAAGCGCGAGAAGGGCAAGATCGTCGACATCGACTTCGACGCCTGCATCAAGTACGCAGGCGGCGCGGAGTCGCCGATCGCCAAGGCGATCACGAAGCGGTTCGACGAGATCGCCGCTAAGACCTTCAAGCTGGAGGTCAGCGAGACCGCCTAAGCGGGAGCGCACGAGCGAGGGGGGAGCGAAAGCTCCCCTCTCTCTTTTTTTAAGTCACTCGACTTAAGAGTTCGCAAGCGAGTTCTTAAGTCGCCTGACTTAAGGTGTGAGCGTGCTGGCACAATGCAAGCCCGTAGCACGGAGGCACAGGCGCAGCTATCGTACGCCGCTGCGTTCTCTGTCTTCACGCTGAAAGCAATGAGGGTAGCATGAGTAAAATCCAGCAGTGACTCAAGCGCACGGTGGCAACGCAGCGCGTGCTCGACGGAGCGCGTAGTGTATGGCTACCGAAAGCGATGACAGCTGGGCTGTCGCACGCTCACATCTTAAGTCGTTTGACTTAAGAGCTATCGTCTATGCTCAGACGAGCGGGCCAAAAGGCTCGTAGCAGAGAGAGCTAAGGGCAAATGTCGGGGAATCGCCCACCGAAATAAACATATGACAGGCGGGGAGTGCGTGAGCATACGCATTCCCCGCCGCTATTTTTTAAGTCACTTGACTTAAGAACAACACACAAACGAAAGGAACACAATGAATGAATGGAAATGGAGCTGGAAGTATATGGAATGGCAGCTAGTCACAGCATCGCACGCAGTGTGTGACGTGACACGTAACCCGCTGAGAATATGGAGGAACCAATGAGTAAAAAGATACTACTGTGTGCGCTGGCGATAGCATCGCAGGCACAGGCACAGCAATTAACAGAGGAGCAGGAGATAGTAGCAAAGACACTGCTAGGTGAGGCACGTGGCGAGGGATACGAAGGTATGTATGCTGTAGCCTGCGTGATTCAGCAGCGTGTAATCAACAGACACAAGACAGCTAAAGACATCTGTCTTAAGAATAACGGGAAGACGTGGCAGTTTTCATGCTGGAATCCAGCCGACCCTAACTTCAATAAGCTCAATCAACTTCTTAAGTCGCACGACTTAGCACCCAAGGCAAAGGCATTAGCTATACATTTGCACGCATTAGACAGGGCATATGTTAAACACGCCGACCATTATGCACGTGACAATATAGATAATTACTGGACGCGAGCGTACAAGCACGTGAGTACAGTAGGCAGACATAAATTCTACAGAAAGGACAAGTAATGATAGTTCAAATCAAAATAAATCTAGGCAGCATGAACGCAACAGAGGAGAACATTAGACGGTCATTTGACAGGCTGATGGTAGCCAAGGAGCAGCATCATGTGCATGACGCACACGATTGGTGCAAGATACTAGACAGTAACGATGAAGAGGAAGCATCGCTTGAGTTATTATATGTGAGGCCCACTCTTAAGGTTAAGAGCTGGGATGAGCTGCAAGATGAGCGCAGCATACGGTGCACGCCCCTGCCAAGAATTCTTAAGACGGGTGTCTTAAGGGAACAACACAACACAAACACAAAAGAAAAGGAATAGATATGTTAGATACAATAGCAACTACACTAGGTGAGAAACCCAAGTTCGCTGACATGAAGACAGCGCATGACCTAATCAGCAACTCCGGTATGAACTGGCGTACCTACTTTGCTAAGGTAGCATGGGATGACGACGACCTAGAGCACACCGACAGATGGGGTGTGACGCAGCAGAATCCAGCACCATCACGCAGATGGGTGGAGGTAGAGGATCAACGCATGGTGTTACGCAGTGACACACGTGTACCATTAGGTCAGGTAGGGCAGAGCTTCCAAGAGATCGACAACATCCATGCGTTTGGCATAGCCGATCCAATCATTGCCCAAGGCGGTGAGTTCGTAGGGTGCGGTGAGTATGAGCGTGGTGCGCTGGCATGGGTGCAGGTTAAGATGCCCATTGATCCAGCAGATGTGGTCAATGGTGACACTGTCATGCCGTACCTGCTGATAGTCACAGGTCACACGGGTAACCGTAGCCTGACGTACAAGATGACAACCATTCGTGTGGTGTGTAAGAACACACTGTATGCTGCGCTCAAGGGTAAGACACAGCAGTCGGGTAGCATCAAGCACAGTGGTGACATCAAGGCGAAGACTGACTTTGCTACGTCATTGCTAGAGAAGCACCGCATCTTCTTCAACGATACAGTGAAGGTCTTTCAGAAGTTCGCAACCACCACCATCAAGCAGCCCGCTGTCGAGCGGTACTTCAAGACCATCGCCAAGGTGGAGCCTCGTCACTACAAGAATGGCGAGATGACCGGACGCCCCGGCAATATGTACGACAAGTACATGACTGCATACCACGGCAGCAGGCATGGTGCAGAGCTGGGACGTGGTACTGTATGGGGTGCATACAATGCAGTCACTGCAGTACAAGACCACGACATGGTAGAGGAGAAGCGCACGGACACAGCACATAAGAGTGCGAAGGATCGTGCTGCCTATCAATACTTCGAGGCCAGCCCACGCATCAGTCAAGATGCCTTCGCACTCGCATCAGAATATGCAGACATGGGAGAGTATGGTCGGACAGGTGAGATCGGCAACGAGATCAACAACTAATTCTTAAGTCGAGTGACTTAAGCAGGGGGGAGCGAGTGCTCCCCCTCTTTCAACACACAAACCAATAAAGAAAAGGAATAACAATGCCTACTACAACTAAGAAAGCAGACAAGAAACAAGTACCCGAACGTGTGAACCTAAAGATTCAGACATACAAAGAGGTTGATATAACTATCGTTGGTCTCAATCGTCTGGTCGTTCACAAGTTCTCAGAGAAAAGCCGCAAGCAAATGCGGGACAAGCAGCTCGGCAAAGCCAAGCGCAAACCGGAAGAGAAGCAACCAGTGGAGCTGATGTACGACACACTGTACAGGTTCGAGGACACAGTGGATGGCACTCCTTATGGATTCCCTGCTGTCGCTATCAAGCAAGCAACGCAGCGTGCGTTCAAGTTCTTTGATGGCAAGACTATGCAGGATGCCAAAGGATTCATGCACATCTACGGGCATGAAGATCGGGAAGGTAAGTACGATCTCGTGCCTATCATTGCGCCTCCAGTTAATGGGCTAAACTATACAGAGAAACTCTTGGCTCAAGAGATGGGCTGGGATGAGGAAGAGATGCTTGAGCAACTGGAAGAGGCGCACAAGTACGGTGCCTGTCTGCGGGAAGATGATGTCCGTGTGGGCATGGGTACTGCAGACATTCGGTACCGCGCTGGGTTCAACACATGGAAGATACCCTTTACTGTTGAGTACAACACCAACCAAGTGACAGCAGAGGAGATAGTCAATGCTGTTAACGATGCAGGTAGGACAGTTGGCATCGGTGAGAACCGACCGCAAAGACAGGGTAACAGCTGGGGTACATTCAAAGTAGAAATCTAAAGTCGAGTGACTTAAGAACAAACAAACGAAAGGAAAACAAATGAGCATTAAGTATGAAGTAGTTAAGAAGGCTGGATCACACAAGCTAAGTGATGATGCAGATGCAATCGCAGCACACAATGAGTTGACTGACATCGTCAACACCAATGACGGGTACGTGTTACCCGAAGATGTATTGGCTAGGGCTGAAGACCCTGACAATCCATTGCATCACCACTTCGAGTGGGATGATGAGGCTGCTGCACAACAGCACAGATTGAAGCAGGCTCGCAACCTCATTCAGTCTATCGAGATCAGACCTGTCGTTGAAGAGGGAGCAGATGAGAACGGTAACGTCCGTGCGTTCATCAGCATCCGACAAGAAGTCATCAACGATGAGGGTGAGGAAGTGGAACGCAACGTGTATGTACCTACTGAACGTGCGATGAAAGACGAAGACACTCGTGCTCTCGTGCTTGAGCGTATCCTGTTCGAGATGGACACGTTCCGAAGGAAGTACGATAACTACACCGAATTCGCAGCGGTATTCGCTGCCATTGACAGGGTCAAGCTAGACCTCGGTGTCGAGGTTGAAGACTAGACCCCATTCCTAACTCGGCTTCGCGTGGCTGGGCAGTCAGGGCAAGGCAAGGTCTGGCAAGGCGAGGAGCGACGAGGCGAGGCAGTCAAGGCTGGGCAAGGCTTGGCTAGGCAGGTAGTGGCAAGGCGAGACGCGACAGGGCATGGCAGTCAAGGCTAGGCAAGGCACGGCTAGACGTGGCCTGACACGTCCAGTCAGGGCAGTCTTGGTACGGCAAGTCGGTGCGGGACAAGGCGAGGCGCGACTAGGTGAGGCAGTCTTGGCACGGCAAGGCAAGGCGGGACAAGGCAGGGTCGGGCGTGGCAGTCAAGGCCCGGTAAGTCTTGGCGAGACGGGGCAGATCATGGCAAGGCCAGACGTGGCATGGCAGTCGGGACGGGGCAGGGTAAGTCAGGACATGGCCAGACATGGCAAGCCAGTCATGGCGGGGCAGGGCATGGTGAGGAATGGAGAGACACGGCAGGGCAGTCCAGTCGGGACGAGACACGGCAAGACAAGGCGTGGTCAGGCAAGTCGTGACAAGGCAGTCGGGGCAAGGTCTGGTACGTCTAGGTTAGGACAGGCTGGACAAGGCGAGGCAGTCATGGCATCGCAGGGTGAGACCAGTCGAGACGAGGCAAGGCAGTCATGGCAAGGCAAGGTTTGGAGAGACAAGGCCCGGTGGGTCATGTCGTGGCAGTCACGGCAACTCTTAAGTCACACGACTTAAGATCAACAACACAACAAGAAAGGAATAAGATGAAAGAAAAGATCAAAACATTATGGACGGAGGCATTGCGCTCCGGTGAATACAAGCAGGGACAAGAACAACTCAAGACTGATGCAGCTAAGGGTCACAAGGACAAGTTCTGTTGCCTCGGTGTGCTGACTGACTTGTACTGCAAAGACAAGGGTGTTAGCTGGGAGGAAGCTACCGAGCTGGCAAGAAACCCAGACGAATGGAACAAGACTCAAGCTATATCTTATATGCCCGAATGCGTAGCAAGCTGGGCTGGATTCCTTGAGACAGAGCTGTCAGATCAAGGTGATGATGGGCTTGATGTCTACGTGCTGAAACTAGAGGAAGAAGATCGTACCTATAAATACAACTCTTGTAACGCAGCCAACATCAACGATACCTACATGAGGAATCCGGGTGTCAGTCATGGTAGCTTCGATGACATCGCTGACCTAGTAGAAAGGAACCTGTAACCATGTGGGGAGATGAACCAAGACTAACGATCTTCCATCACCTCGATCAGTGGTGGGTGTACTACAAGGTGAACGATTTAGACATCGGGAGAGACGAGTACATCTTCGACACGTTAGACGAGATGATTAACTGGGTAGAAAATATGTACCCACAACTAGAGGAAGAAAGGATAGAAAGAGATGAGCAAAACAAACAAGCCACGTAGGGTGTGGTTCCATTACAACAAGCCCTACTCTAACAAGATGGGCATGGCTGTATGGACTGTTCACTGGAAGCAGAAGTGTTACCAAGTGCTCAACATCAAGTGCACCATACCTACTGAAACACACGAGAGGAACAGCCAGCCTCATGCAATAGTCAGAGGCATGGCTAACCTCGTCGATCTAAAGGGGCCGCTGCCTGACAGAAGCTCCATGTACACAACAGCATACATAGACAAGGTAAACTGATATGCAAATACTAATGCTGAACGGGGAAGATGCTAAGTTTTTCCCTGCTAACTCAGACGAGTCACCACTGCGTGCACTGATAGAAGCTCAGATGGATACACCTGAGATGAACCCCATCCTAGTAACCGAGATCACCACACGTGAGGGTAAGTCTAGGCTTAGGTCTGTGTACTCTGACGATTCAGTGGTGAAGGTAGCCAATGAGATACTAGATGAAAGGTATGCCTGCCACGGTGACGGGACGAAAGGATAAGACCCATCACCTGTCAGCCACACACAGCTCAAGGCAGGCACCACAATTCTTAAGTCACTCGACTTAAGAAATCAACACAACAGAAAGGAACATCATGGTCAAAGGGAGCTTCATCCTTTGGTCTAACACTAAGACAGTCGTCTTAATGACTGGACTATGGAGGCCATCTTCTAACACGAAGACTGGTCGCATGGCACAGACTTGGATACTCAGGAAATCCAAGCCACCTAACAACACAACCAAGGGAGCAGGCTGCAGCGGATGCCCAGCCGACCCCTTCTGCTACGTCAGGTGGGAGCAAGCCCCGCTTCAAGTGTACAAATCGTACAAGGCGGGTAAGTACAAGGCGTTCGACGCAGAGTCGAGCGATGTCACGCTACTCAGCAACACGCCACTGCGTGTTGGTGCTGCTGGGGAGCCAACCGAAATGCCAGCGCACCACTGGCAACCACTCCTTCAAATCGCAGGCAAGTGGACTGGCTACACACACAAGTGGAAAGTCCCAGCCAACCTGCCATACAGGACATTCTGCATGGCGAGTGTGCACTCAGTGCATGAGATGAAGAAGGCTAACGCAATGGGCTACCGCACATACAGGGTAGGCCCGGAACCCATAACCAAAGACGAGATCATGTGCCCGCACTACACACACAACGTAACGTGTGACCAGTGCAAGCTGTGCATGGGATCGGCAATAAAAGCAAAGAACATATACGCACCAGCACATGGTGCCCGCAAAAACAAAGCAAAGGAAATACAATGCAATACGTAACACACAATGACAGAGTTCACATCGACGTATCACTTAGCCACAAGCAAGGGAACCTTGATGCAGGCTACGACTTGCTATGCAAGCTGTTCGGACATCCAACAATGGGAGACGGACAGAAGGTAGATGCAGAGTGGAGGATAGAGTTCGAGGATGGCACGAAAGCCACCATCCATAACTGGAAGAATGGCTACGCTTACTGCGGCGTGCAAGGTACTCCAACCACACAGATCACACGCTGGTCTGTGGGTGGGTACAACCAAAGATCACTCGACTTAGTCAAGCGGCTAGTCGATGACCATGAAACCGTGGCCACAATTCAAGGTCACATAGAGGAGATAACTGAAGAAGAAAGGATAGCCAATGGCAACTAAACTAGATAAGGACGTAGTACGTGAGACGACTGCAACATTCAGAGACAAGGGCAAGGACAAGAACATTGTCGTTAAGCTGCATAAGTGTAACCTTAACCAAGGTGCTTGCATTACCCTGTCCCTAAAGGGTAACCGAGGGGACGACATGGATGTTGTGGTTAGTGTCTGGGGTCTGTACAATAATCAGATATACAAAAAGCATGGGTTTCCCAGCGACCTCAAGACGTGATCATAACAATCCCATTCACTGACAGCTGCCAAAAATTGTTCGAGGCATATGGCCCAAGGCCACAGGCTATAGAATACAATGGCTGGCTGTCAGTGATGCCACCTAATAGGGCTAAGTTCTACCATTCTTATTACGCTAAGAAGGGAGCACCAACCCTAGTTACGAGTGGCCTTGAGCTTGCTTACTACCCACACATGGAGGCTATTAAACTGGCGCAGGTCTTACACGATAGGAAAAAGAATTACCTAGAGAAATTCTTAGCTCCTATCTTTGGGCCTGACGAGCCTCGTAAGCAATCCTCTTAGCAACACCATCACGGATTCTACGTGATGTCTTATCAAGCCACCTCTGTGCAGTTTCGGGGGTGGTTTTTTCTAACCAATCCAAGTTCATCACTAAGAGTTCCTTCAACTTCTGACCTGACTGCTTGTTGTACTCATAGATTTCCTCTTGAGTCATCGGTCTTTTCTTAAGGTCACTCCCCACTATATCCCTACCGCCGAGGCTCTGTCCGGGCAGGAACACTCCGTTCCTAGCCCACTTAGCAATGGCAACCCACTCACGCCTGCCTGCTGGGTGGTTGTGCTCCTTCAGTAACTGGTCAGGATTAGCCGTGCCTCCGTACCACCTGTCCCAAGGCGTGCGAGCTATCTCAACCTCTTCACCTAGTGCGTTAACCAATGGCCTGCCGCTTACTCTAAAGAATGCCTGCTGGCTAAGGAACCAAGAAGCAACTTGATCCTTGCCCGGTTTGTAATAGGTCGGGTTAGCCATTGAGTCTATCTCTTTGATTAGGTTAGCCCCAGTCACTGGCATCAGTGTGCCAACACTCGATTGAGTTATGTGAGACAGCACCTTCTTGGCTACCTGCCCAGAGTCCTGACCCTCTAACGCCCGAAGCAAACTGAACGTGGTAGATGTCGGGCCTAAGTCCATAGTGTACGCCCACCCACCCATAGTCAGGTCTAAGAATTTATCTTCGGCAGTGTACTCATCCTTGTTGTCGCTCCACTTGAGCCCGTCTCTTAATGCACCCATGCCAGCAAACCAAGCAGCCATCGGGGTGTTCTTGTAGCTGACGTAGTGGGAGCCTATCTTAATAGACAGAGGCTTAACCCCTTGAGAGTACAGCTGCTGTCTCCTCTGGTAGGACAGCCCTCTTAAAGAACCAATGACATCCCACTTCTCTTCCTCTTGCACCTCATCGTCATCGTCCTGCTGTAACAGGAACGCCCACACTGCCAACCCTATAGCGGTTGATGATATTGCCTGCGCCCTAATAAGAGCTGCCCTCTCTGGGGGCATGACCTCAAGTCCTTGTGCGTTCTTGTTATCGCCGTATCTCTTAGAGCTTGGAGCAATGTCGAAGTCCTTAAACTGTGGTGTCCGTCTGATGAACCGAGTAAGAGCACTCCTCTCTGTTGGTACTGTCCTAGCGTAGTTAATCAGACTGATGATTGGCGTAAAGTTTGTGGCGTTAGACACCATGTTCATGGCTGCGCGAGAGAACGCTAGTCCCAATGGGTACTTAAGCAGCTTTGATCCCTGCATCATCCTGTGCATCAACCCACCTAATCCAATCGGGTCTGCATTGAGTGCGAACACACGGCCCAGCTCACCGGAATCTAATGTAAGATTGTCAGCGTGCGTAGATATGTCGTACTCCATGATTTCCCTAGCCCTAGCCTTGACTAAGGGTTCATTAAGGTGGGAGTTGTGCGCTACCTCGGTCAGGTTCTTGCCGTAAATTTCTTCAACAGCTTTATCCAAAGCTCTCTTCTTATCTGCTTCGTTACTTAGATTCTGCGAAGCAGCATACGCTTTCTTTAATTTTGCAACCTGTTGCTTAAGTTCAGCCTTCTTGGCAGCGTTGGTCTCCAGTTCAGCAAGGGACTCAGCGTTAGCCAGCCTTTGCGATGCACCGTACACCATCATAGCTTTGCGACCTGCTGTTGCGCCTATGTAGTCTAGGCCCAGCACCATTCTCCGCACAAACTTAAGAATGTTAGCGTAACTGCTGCCAAACTTATCGCTCTTAGCAAACTTCTCTACCTCAAGACCACCGTAAAAATCCTCTTGGGTTTTGAGCATATCCATGAGCCGCTCGTTAGCGTCAGGCAGCAGGCTTGTGTCACCTGTCTTCACGATGTAAGCAAAGCCATCCATACCCTCCCACAATCCTTTGACAAAGGACGTGATCATGTTAAGTGAGTCGCCTCTTGATTTACCTGTGCCTGCCAATGCGTTCTCTGCTGACAGCAGCAGGGTGCTTGTCGCTCCGAAGATTACACCGCCAGTTCCGATGTCTACAAACGTACGCAAGCCTGACAAGGCGTGAGCAAACCATACATCTCTCATCAAGTGAGCAGGATTTATAGGTGTGTTCGCCATTATCAGACTGACCATCTCCTCTCGCTTGGCTGCAGCTCTGACACCATCAAGTTTCTTGTCTTCGATTTCTTTCTCCAACTCCATTAACTTCACGCTAACTTCGTCCCCAAAGAATCCATTGTTAGAGTTGTACGCAGCTGGAGCAACCGCATCCCACGCTGCGGTAACAGGCAGGTGAACTTTCTTTCCACCCACGTTGATCATTGTGTCCGCACCGTTGTTCCCCTCTTGGAATACCCCTGCATCAGCAGTTGCGAGTAACTTCTCCGCGCTCTCCACCAAAGCCTTAGCTGTAAGCTCACCACCAGTTAAGCTGCCAGCGTTCTCTTTAAGTAAGCTGCTAAATTCTGCAAGACGTTGCGCCCTCCATATGTTTAGGCTGACCGAAGCAATCCTATCCCATTGCGCCCTGTTAAAAGCGTCAGCCTCTCTGCCTGCTGGCGGGTGAGAGAGGAACGCCTGCTTCCAGTCCTTGGCTGTGACAGGCCCGTTAGTATGAGAGGCAGATATTTTTTGGTTCGCTCGTTGTATCCAATCCTCTATCTGGTTCAGCATCTCAGCGGTGCTTTCACCCTCTCTTCCAAGAAATGCGAACGATCCTCCCTCAAGAATCTGACGAGCTGGGTTGATGCCGCCCTTCTTAGTGTGTTCTGCAATAGACTTGTTAGATGCACGAGCACCAGCCTCAGTTATAAGTCCCTTCACTAGGTTGACCCAGTCCAGCGTTACGGTCGCACCAAAGTCTCTGTAATGACGATCACGCAGAGCATTCTCGTAGCCCTGCCTTGCCATGTAGTGGCCTGCTTTCTTGATCAGCTCTTGCCTCATTCGCAGTGCTTGAGCTGACTGAGATGCTGCCTGTCCTGACTGCTGGCTTATCCAAGAATCAAATGCAACCAAGCGCAGCCTCTCGTTTTGTGAGAGTTCAGCACTCAGTAATCCCTGCGACTTCTTAACCGCACTCATCGCAGCGTCCTTAATCACAGCGGCATCGTAAACCGGGATGTTAAGTGCTTCGTCTATCTTAGCGAAGCCGCTGTCGTTAGCATTATTCAGCAGTTCTTTAGTTCTCTCTATGACACCGTCAAGTGTGGCTACCCCTCCCTCATTTACGGGGGTCTTACCAGTTAGGATGTAGTCCTCTACTAACTGCATGATCTCATTGAAGTCTGAGACCTGCACCTTCTTGTACTTGGTTCCGCCGGGAACCTTGCCCTTAGATGTGGCGGCAGCTTCCGGTACGCCCAGCTCTTTAATGTAATCTAACAACGGGCCAGACCCATCAGAGTCTGGAGGCGGAACAGGGAATCCAAACTCTACGTTGCCCTCTTCAACATCTACTTCAACAATAGTCTGCTTCTCTTTTTCTATCCTGTCGGAAAGCTGCTCAAAGGTCATGCCTGACTGAAGCATGGCGTCCCTAAACGCAGGCAGTATGCTGCCTCTGAACACCTCGACAGAGATAGGTTGCTCAATTTTTGATAGTTTCCCTGACGGGAAGTATTTATTTTTGTGCCGTGTAGCCTTGTCCCTTGCTTTCTTAAGAGCGTCTCTTACCTGCGGCAAAGACACTGTCCATCCTTTGGGCCTGTTGTTAAGTAAGTTATCTTTCTGCAACTCAAGCGCAGCAACCTCGTCATCTAGTGCCTGCTGATCGGATAGTGCCTTATTATGAAACGCTTTAATCTGAGTGGCAGCTTTCTGAATATCCCCTCCACCTGCCGCAGCATCGTGCACCATCATCACTATGCCGTGCGCCATGTCTTGAGGTTCTATGCGTAGACCGAGTGCTTCGATTGGCGCGAAGTTGTCGGTCAAGAAACTAACTATCATCTCCCTCTCAGCTGCCCTGTCTAGGCTCTCGCTTGTCTTGGTCGGATCATACCCAGCTCGTGGCTGCTGGACATCCACTTCATTTGAGGCTGGAAGTACAGGGTTGAACGGCTCAACCTTGGACACTGAGCTTGATTGGTCTAGCTCTGTCTGGATGTTAGCATAGTCTGCCTCATTGGAGAGCAGGTGCATAATTAAATCGAGGTTAATTGATGCCTCAGACGCATCCTTTTGTTGCGCTCTGCCACGGCTGCTAACTGAAGAACCTTTCCCTTTCCTGCCCTTCATGTAATCAACAGCATTCCTGTACCATTTCTGCTCTCTTGTTTCGGTATCAAAGACCCACCCCTTCTGCCCCTTGTCAACAGAATGAAGCAGCACGTAAGAGCCCTCTCTTATCCTCTCGTTCTTCGGGAGGTGCGGATTGTTTGCTCTCAAGTCGGCGACAGAGTTGCCAGTCACTTTGGATATTCCCTCAAAAGTTTTATTCCATGCTTTTCCTCTCTCGCTCGAAACTTTAAGTACGTACGCTCCTTTGGGTTGATGCCAATCAACAGCCCAGTTTATCTTAACCCCCTTGCCGTTGACTTTAATCGTTGCGTCACCTTGCTTGTCACGTTTTAGCGACTCAACTATAGACTTAAAGGCGTGAGCCTCTGTTACCATCTCATCCCACAAGCGGGTAATTATGTCGGCTTGACCACTTGCCTCGTCAGAGGCAGCCATCTCTCTGTAATCCTTCCTGCGGCCATGATCAAAATCTATCTTCTCGTATAGAGGAACAATGTTTTCCTCCACCCACCTACTATCGTCCCTGTTTAGGTTGTTTATTCTTTGTGAGAATACGTTAACTCCACCTGTAATTGTAGTGGCATTATTTATCATTGCCTGCACAGCGTACGGAACAGCTCCCCCAACAAAATCCCCCTTGCCCAGCTTAGATATAGATTCTAAGAATGTCCTAGTGCTATCCTTTATGCTGTCTAATTGATTTAGTACATTCTTATCACCCTCAGCAGCCCGATCCATCAAGAACACAAGCCACTCAACGCCCGCTTGATATTGGCTAATTTTTCCTGCGTTCAGAATCGCCCCCTTGTAAGGCAAGTCTTTCATTACAGGGTTACCGTTCTCGTCCCTAACAATTACGTTATTCTTATCCTTAACCTCAACTTGCTGCTGAACGCTGCCGTCCCATACCAGTTGTGACACTTCATTTGGGCTGAAGTGATTCGCAACGTGTCGCTTCCATAAGCGAAAGGCTTCGTTCTCAGGAGGCAACCCTCTCGCAGCACGGTTAGCCATCTGAGCTTCGAGAATCTGAAGATTCAATTTGTTAATTGCTCTAAATCTTTTCGCTATGCCTTCGTGAGAAAGTGGGTTGCCGTCCTTGCCTTCAGTTATCTTAGCGTGCCGTATTGCACGCCATATGAGAACGTGGTTAAGCTCGTGACTAAGCATCTGCCTAATAGTAAATGGATCGCCGCCTGTCTCAACACCATCAACAGTGACTAGAGTCGGCGCGTTAAGAACTTCAGCAAGTTTCCTGAGATCAATCTTGATTGAGTTATCTCCGTCATTCGGAGTGGTAAACATGGGCTTACCTTCCTTGCTCGTATCAAAGCGGATGTTAGGAACAATCATGCCTCTGAACGGCCCGGTGTTTTGAATCAGCTCAATGAGCGTGTCCTTGATTACTTGAGTGATACCGTTAGATGAAATGGCAACAGCGTCCGGGTGACGCTCCCCCTCTTTCGGCGGGACAAACACGTCACCATCTTTATCCAGCAGCCCAGCTACGTATGCTTCATCGTTGAAGAAATTGTCAGCGTTTTCCCTGACGCCAGCAGGGACTTGGCTGTTACGACTAACAGTTGCATTGACCTTCTTGGCTAATGCTTCGGGCTCAAGCTCAGGCTCGGCAATTAAATCTTGCTCTGTTCTAAATATCTCTACGTCATCTCGCTGAGTTTCAAACTCCGCATCTCCGACCTGTTGCCCAGCAATCGGCCTGCCTTGAAGCGCATTATTTGCACGCCTTAAATCTCCTTCTAGGTTAGCTATAACATCTAAAAGACCTTGAATCTGTGCTTGAACTTTCGGGTCGCGTAGTTGCTTCTCATTCAGACCTTGCAGTTTCTTAAGCTCCCGCCTCTTAGTCCTTAACTTACCAAGTGCCTTCTCTCTCTCTGCCTTAAGTTCAGCTTCAGCCTCAGTGTCAATCTCCAGCATCTCTGCCTCTCTTATTACAGGCCCGCCAGCTCTTCTAACAATCGTGTCAGAACCTTTAGGGTTAGGAAACCACGTCACTTGTCTGTTAGTGCTGGCATCCGGTATGGCTCTGTTAACTTCCTCCAACTCTTTCTTAAGAGAGTTTAAGTTATAAAGAAAAACAGTTTTTGTTTCCGAGGTCTTCGCCGTGTTCAGCTCTTTGCTAATGCTTGCGATGCGTTCGCCAAGAGATTGAGCTTTCTCCTCAAGTAACTCCCGCTCGGACTTTGACTCCTGTGGGCTGAACCCGGATAATTGAGGTTGGGGCTGGTCAATTAAGGGGCGCACAATATCTGGCCCTTCCTTATTGTCCTCGCCTTCGAGCTGGTCGTCAGTAACTTGAGGTGACGACTGCACTCTGTATTCTTTGTGGCCAGTTTGTATAACCTCAAAGGTGTGATCGGGGTTTTTGTCTGCAGCCTTGTTAGCCCACGCCTGCGCCAGCCCCTTGTTTTGCCACGGCCCTTGCGGCTGGATCACTACGTCACCATCCTCTACGGGCACGGACGGTTTCGGGACGCCTACGTTCTTGCCAGTTATCTTTGCTACGGCTGCTTTCTTACGTTTCTCTTGAGCTAACTTAGCACTAGCTGACGATGGTGGCTTGGGTTCGGCTGGCTTGCTGTCCTCCAGTTCCATCTCCTCAAGCTCGTCGTTCATCTCCTTCTCGGTCAGCTGCTCAACAGGGATGTCCTGCATCAAGGGACTCCTACTCGCATTAAAGAACCAGCCGACAAGGTGTGGCTTAATCCAGTCTCCAAATTGATCGACCATCGTCTTCGCAAATTGCTTAAACGTATAAGCTCCACGCTCTATGTACGCCAAGGCGAGCCTTCCCCCTATGACAGACAGTTCGTACCCCGCCTGCCCCGGCCCTGCCCCCATTGTTTCACCAAGCCTTTTAAGAGAGGCGATGTCCTTAGCCATCTGATCATCTGAAATAATATAGTCAGGCTCCGCTCCCTCGACAGTCTCAGCTGTTGTTTCCGCTTCCTCTGGAGCAGGCTCCGCTGCTTCTTCCTTTAAGCCTTCACGGTATTCCTTGCGGTTTTCCGCTTCCTGCTCAGGCGACATGGGTTGATCCCCCATCTCCTCAAGCTCCTTGTTCATCTGAGCAATGTAATCGTCCTCGTCTTTACGAGCAGCGACAGTTGCTTTAGCTTTCTCAACAACGCTTGGCTTGGGCTGTCTCTTGGGCGCAGCAGGTGCAGGCTCTTCCTCTGCTGCCGCTGCCTCTGCCTCAGCTGCAGCAGACAAATCATCTTCCAGCTGTTCCTCATTCCTCCGGTCTGCTGCCTCTTCTTGCTGCAGCTCCGAGGTGCGAGCCGTTGTCTCTGGTGCTTTTCCCTTTTCGTAGAATCTATCTCTAAAGTCTTGGTCTAATGCCTCAATACCTTCGGGGTCTGTCACCTCCTCTGCCTGCACCACTCCAGCATACGAATCTTCAAGACCAAGTTCTCTGGCTTGATCTCCAGCAACGCTGGCCTTTAGTCCGGGGAACCGTGGCTGAACCTGCCTAAACATAAACGCTGCAGCTGCCTTCTTTTTCATAGGCGGCGACAGCTTGGCTATCTCATTGCCGTCCTTATCTAAGGCGACAACTTGATATATTTTCTCTGTCTTAGGATCGTCAAGTGGCTTACCTTTCCTCTTAACAACCTTAAGTCGTTTGCCTTTAGACTCCACTGCTTTAACAATGTCTTCATCTGACTGAGTCTCTGTCGTCTCCTCAGTAAATTGTTGGTCAGCTGCTTTCTTTTTATTCCACCGCTTAGTTGCCTCTTTAACTTTAGCGGTTGTGAGGTTGCCCGCCTTGGTTGGGATTACCTCACTAACAGGAACGCCCTGCTCCTTGGCCTCGGTTACAACAGCGTTATCTGCTTTTAATTTATCTGAGTCTACTGCATTCCACTCCTCCTCAAGTTTTAATTGTTTCTCAGCTGTGGCGAGGGCGTCTCCTCCGTCTCGAAAAGCCTGACGCATATTTGCTTCCTGCTCTGGCGTCAGAGATTCATCGAATCTCGCCGCAAGCACTTTGTTTACACGAGAAATGAAGTTGTCCTCACCCTCAGCGGCTGGTGTGGCAGCAGTCTCAGCAACGGGAGCAAGCTCAGTCTCAGCAGCGGGAGCAACCTCAGTCTCAGCAACGGGAGCAACCTCAGTCTCAGCAGCTGGGGTAGCAGCAGTCTCAGCAGCTGGGGTAGCCTCAGTGGCCAGCGTGTCGAGGCCCATGTTGTCCTCGAACACAACTTCCCCGACCTCAGCAGGAGTCGTATCGTTGGCTTCTATCTGATTGTCTACCTCAGCTATGCTTACATTTTCAGCAATGATCTGCGCTCTCAGTTTGTTAGCCTCTAACTGAACGTCATCTGCCAGCTTCTCTTGCCCACGCTCCCGCAACTGCGATGCTCTGTCCTCTAAGTTCTTAAGGCGATCTATGTTTGCTGCGCGGCGGCGGATGGCAACAGTAACTAAGCCGAACACACCACCAACGACACCGCCGACACCGCCTTGGTGCACGAGGCCATCAAACAAGTCTCGGTTCTTATCGTAGCCAGCAATGTTTGCAGCCACCATGTTAAGCCAAGCACCCTGTGCTGCTTCTTGGCCTGCCTCTTGAGCTATGTTCCCCAACACCAACCTAGAGTTGTTCACCCAATTACTTCCGTTAGCCCTCTTACTAAATGCTGCCAAGCCAGCAGAGAATCTTCCTTTGGTTACGTTATCTAGGTTCTTGTGCAGGGCAATAGCTATCTTGGTGGTAAGGGACTTTCTAGCCAAGTTGTCACCGCCGTGCTTTGCTATGTCTTCCACTGTCGAGGCACCACGCATGGCTCTTAATAGAGGCAGCTCAACACCGAGCAGCTCAAGCAAGCCAGCGGGTGCGGCAGCGAAGTACGCATCGAAAGCCACGCCGTAATCTATGCTGTCTGGGTCTTTGCCTTGCCTTATGGCTTCAGCTCTGAGTTCAGAGACTGCATCTCTGAAACCTTCCATTGCTGAAACAGCCACACCAGTCGTACCAACACCAGCAACCTGTCCCGTAGACTGGCCCAGCTTTGGTAGCCTTTCCATCGCGTCAGCACGTGTCTTTCTAGCTCTCTTCCCGACAATATCTTTTGCCTCATTCTTGTACCAAGACTTGGGCATAGAGGATGGGCCAGTAGGCTGCTTGACTTTACTTCCTTTAAGGACTTCGTCCTGCTCCTTGATAGCCCTCCTAAAGTTGGATGGCTTCGATAGGTTTTTGGCTACCTGTTTAGCAGCAACCTTGCCGACACCTTTACCAACCGCTCCATACACACCGCCACTACCAACGAAACCTAGAGCTGAACCCACACCTTTGGGTGCGTCAGACAGGAAGAACCCGGTGCCGCCACCTCTGAAATTGTTTGGCAGATAATCAATCTCTGCCATCTCTGTTCCCTTGGTGCCAGCTCGATAGAGAAAGTTATCTTCGGGGTCGCCGCTTAAACCTACTTGCCCCTTAGCCCAAGCTGTAAGGGTGCCAGCAGACGCAGTAGACTCCGTAAAGATTTGAGCCGTGCCGCTCGCTAACTGTTTAGCAGGCACCTCTACGTAATCCCACCATGAAGCCTCCCTTAATTTCTCCTCCTCCTCTTTCTTCTCCTCCTCTTCTTCTTTCCAGTTGGGTGCTCTGCGAACACCGATTCCCATTTGAGCGAGAGCGGAAAGTTTGCCACTAAAACTATCGGGCAGCTGCCTGCCTAGATCAGCAGACGAAGTTGGATTGATCTTTCTCATTTTATTTTAATCGTTGTATTCGCCCTTGGAGTAAACCATGAGCTTTGCAAAACGCTTCAGCTTGTCGGCAGAAGCTACCGACTTTTGCAGCTCACGCTTAATAGTACCTAGAGAGTCACTTAGGAAGCGCAGCTTAATCGTACTATTGAATCGTTTTCTGTTCTCATCATGGATTGCACCCTGTGTAGGTGCGTCAGGGTTGCCCCATTCCGTGATGTTTTCTTTTGCCATCGAGAACTCAATCTCTGCATCCTTAAGGTCTTGGGGTGACCTGTTCTCCTCAAGGAACTTCCTTACGGTAATAGTCTTCCCGCCCTTTAATTTAATCTTAGCGTCAGGTACTTCCGTATGGATTATCTCTTGGTACTCGCGTCTGGATTTATTCTCAAAGAGCTTGGTGGGGAATATGCCTCCCTCAAAATGGTCGTTAAACCCAAGCGCAGTAGCCAGTGACTGCCTGTCTTTGTTAGCATACTTATTAGCGTAGTAATCAACAGCCCAGTTTATGTGGTGGCGCAAGTTGTGAGACGTGCCCATCTCTTTCAACGCAGGCGATTCCTGTAGGAAATCTTCGTTGTTAAGGAACGCTGCCTTAACTAAATCCAATACCTCATTGGCTTCAGATTCCGAGAGACCATATCCTCTGTCTAGTTCATCGTTGCTATAGTCTGGGTTCCAACTGGTCGGCTTCGTTAGCTGTTCCTTGAACTCTGCCTGACGACCCATAACGCTTTTATCCCACTTCTTCTTGTCGATGTTGGTTTGGCCATCGGGGTAAGCAATGTTGCCGTCCTTTTGGGCGACTAGGCTCCGTGCGCTCATCAAGTCCGAACCCTCTGGGCCTGTCATTCCACTTACTGCACCCTCTAGTAAGCTGGTTACATCCGAGGCTGTGGGTGATGGCTCAACGTCCTGTGGAGTAAGTCTGTTGTCACCATTCAGCCCTTCAGCTGCCGCCACCCGATTAACTTCTTCTTCGGAGAGATCGCCATCTTGGTTGACATCCAAGTTGATAAGGAAATGCGGATGGCTTTGATCGTCTCGGATGAAGGCATTCCTGTTACCCTTTTGGAACTCACGCGCAGCTTCGGCTGCGCCTCTAACTTCTACGCCAGCTCTCATTCTAGCGTCCAAGCTCATCTGAGCGCGTTTTTCTTTTGAGGGATTGAACACGCCCATCTCAGGCATCTCTGCGGCGAGCTTTATGTGCTGATCTCGCTCCTCATTCCATATTTCCTTCTTCGCATCCATCTCGCGCTTGTCCATAGGCACGTACTCGACGGTAGATTTTATTACATTGCCAGCTGCATCTAGCTCATCAGTCTTCTTCTCTTCGTCCCAAGGCTCCGTGAGGAAGTCTTCCCTCTTCTGCCATTCTGCAAGACCTTTTTCAGTCAGAGCTACGCTGCCGTTACCAAGGTCTTCCCACCAGTCATCTGGCGTTGTCGGTGATCTCAGCTCCTCCTTGTCAGCAGGGGTAAGGCCCGATCCATTATTAAATTTGTTCTGACGTGCCAGTCTTGAGATTAACTCTTGACCGTCTTCAGTAAAGGACTTGCCGTCAGCAGTTACATACTGCTTTCCTGTTCGCATCGGCAAACCAGTAATTGGGTCTACCCTGACTGCGTCGATGGCTGCTTGCTGCGGTGCCTTGAGTGTGGAATAAGTATTCCAGTTGTCAGTGTTCTCTTTCTCTTGCTGCTTAACTGACGCTGCTCCTGTCACCTGCGTCATTATGCGCTTGGTTCCATCGATGCCTTCTTGCGTTACGAAGGGTTTGCCTTCCCATTCAAAGTCAGTTGCAGCCCTGCCGCTCTCCGTGTGCGCTCTCACTGCGTCCTCGTACTCTACTAGACGAGCAAGCTCGCTTTGAGTTTTAGCGTAATCTTTAAGTTTATTCTGATTGATCCTATTATTCAGACCTTGGGCTATAAGATCAGACTTCTCCCTTTCGTGAGCGTACTGGTTGCGAATCTCCTTCGCATCATTCTCAAGCATACGACCCATGTTATCTATCTGCATAGCAGCAAGCTCATGCGGCAACATACGCTGAGTCATCTCTAGCTCCGCATTATCCATCTCAATCTTGTGGCCTAGCTGCGCGTTCTCAAGTCGCATCTGATGCGCCATGCGTCTCTTGTTGGCCTCAAGTTCTTGAGCCTGCAGTGCCAGCCTTTGCTGCTCTGCGGCCATACGCTTTGCAGACTCCATCTGCCTCAGCTGTGTGTTAACAAACTCTTGAGCCTCCGCCATCTTCTGAGACTCGACACGCTTCATAGTGTTGAACTCATCGACAGCCTGACGACGACCCTGCAGTCCCGCCACGTCAGACGGCAGGTATTGAGCTACGTTAATTGGTCTAATTCTTTCAGCCATGATAAATCCAAGTTAAATTTTACACCGCAGCACGGCGGTCTAGGTATCCGCGAAGACCTCCAGTAAACGGATTGCTACTGCTTGAGAGTGCTGCGCCGTAAGAAGCAGCGTTCTGAGATGCGACCATGTTTTGAGTTTGCATAGCAGCCATCCTGTTGGCCCTCGCTTCTGCCGCAGCATTAGCTGCATTCATTTCTGATCTAGCCCTTGCCATTTCAGCCTGCTGTATATTGTATTGAGTATTAAGCATATTGGCTTGGTGCGTTGCTTGCGTTTGAGCCACACGAGAATCGTAAATGTCACGGTGATCTGCCTGCGCCTGCGCGCTCCATTGAGAATAGCTCGGCCCCATCACTGATGGGTCGTTAGCTATGTTTCCCATGAAGGATGTTTTAAGATTGGACATAAGCTGGGGTATCATCCCTATAGCAGTCTGCTGTGCCTGCAAACCCGCCCTGCCGAATGAGGCAAGCGTCATGTTTAGTCCAGCCTGACTGCCTTGCAGCCCCATCCGCTGTCGCAGGCCACCAGCTTCTGCTTCAAGAACCTGTTGATGCGTTTCGGTTAACTGCCCAGTAGACATACGGTTAACCATGTTGGTGAGGTTGCTCTGCATTTCCTTGAAGCCCGGAATCTTACTGAGCAGTGAGTCAAGTGTTTCCATCTTCTGCTCACCGAGACGCCTTCTGTCGTCTTCGGTCTCAGACATCATCTTCATCCAGTTCTCGTACTCTCCGCGCTGATCAAGCGGGGTGTACTCAGGAATTTCGGCAGCGTTGTAAGGTTTCATAATTACTGTAGATTTTGTACACCCGCAGCAGTCTCGGAGGCCGTGCCTTGAATACGTGGCACAACAATAGCCCCCTCACCGAGGTAGTGCATTAGGTAGTCTTCTAGGATTCCAATCGCTCGCTGCTCAAAAGCTATTGCTTCTTGCAGCATATTCTTTTCAGCCATGCTTATGCTTATAACCATCTCCTTGATTGCTGACCTAACATCTATGTATAGCCAGTCATTGTCTTCGGATGCTGGAATGAACCTTGCTTTACCGATAACAGTCACCGCAACTGTGGTATTGGTATCAGAAAGTCCGGGTATTAGCGAGCGTCTGTATTCGGGATGTGTTTCAGATGGCTCATACTGCGCGATCAGCCTTTCAGTGACCGTGCCAGTGGCCTCAATCTCTAAAATCTTTACCGAGTAGTCGGTCTTATCTTTGATAACAGCAGACAGAGCTTGAAATTTGTTGGTAGTATCAACATCAAACCATCCGTCTGAGTCCCCGTCAGTTGCACCACCAAAGGTTACCTTCTCTCCGTCTATTACCGCCCCGTCACTTGTGGTACGTATCCACTCACCATTCTCGTCGTAGCCCTGCAGGATTATGGACTTAGTTGACACATTGTCTGCCGACTTAATGCGAACTCGCAGCTTCTTCTCAACCTCATCCGAGGTGACGATGTCTGAGAACGCAGGAGCCGTGCCCCTATCTATAAGAGTTAGTGAGTCTTCGCTATCTTTGTCCCTAAGTCCCGGCCCAGACTCCAAGAACTCATACCACCCATCTCTTACTTTACCGGATGCCCCCGCAACGGCCACTGACTCTATTGTCTCAAGCTGCCGTGGCCAAGTAATCGCGCCATTGCTCTGAGTAACCTCGTACCTAATGTAGGTTCCGGGCCACTTGCCCTTGTATAGCAGCCGCTCTTGCGCCTCATTGATATAATCAACTACACGAGAGTCAGTGCTGCTCATTGAGAGCACCTTAGCGCAATCAGATTTCACATCTTTAAGAAGTAACTTCATAGTAAATTCCTGTTAATTCTAAACCCAACAGACAGCCTGTCTTCTTCAGCGTAAACGCAATGCCACATAGGGTTTTCCTTGGTTACCTCAAAGCAACGCATATTCCACCCTGCCTTATCCCAACTTGTAACATATTCGCCGTCCAAACGGTAGCGGAAGAATGACTTTCCGCCCTCTTTTACATGGGATATGTATACTCTTGTGCATGGAGAGTCGCTGTTTGTGTGCCACCCCATATACCCACCCTCTTTAGGATAAACGAACATTCCAGACAGCTGTATGCTGGACTTAGGCCATATGGTACTAAGCTCGTACACCAGCGGGATAAGCCTTGGCCTCGGAACAATTAGCTTTCTGAGGCACCTGCTCTTAGCCATTTTGACATTCTTTTCCATCTTCTCAAGAGCAGACGGTGAGGTCATAGATGCCGCAGTTTCTAAGCAGGGCTCTTCGGTTTCATGCTCAGAGTTAATCCATTTCCCTCCGAGCAGTTCTAAAAGTTTTGGCGGCAGCTTGGTCGTGACTTTCATTCTTTCACGATCCTCCTCCCACTCTATAGACTGAGGCTTACTGTCTATGTTTTCAAATTTCTCGTCCCCCTCTAAGCTAATAATCGGAGCCGCCATAGCTTCGTTGCTTACTATTTGCCCCAAACTTAATGGAACATCTATTTGTGGTTTTAGATTAAACATGGCGGCAATATGTGTTTAACATCATTAAGATTGTGAATTACGTTCCAGTTTATTTTGTCGGGAAAATCCCTAAGCTCGTTTTTTGTCTTCTCTAATTTTTGTATTTCTTCCTTATCATCGGAGCAATGCGCTCTAAACTGAAGTTGGTCTATTCTTTCCAGTAAATTGCTTCTTCTTTTTTTAAGGTATTTAAGCCTAATCTCCTTGGCAGCTTCTAGGTCTATTTTAACTGTGCCGTTCTGCTGGAGCCTCCAAGCATCAAAGTAAGCTCCTTCGGGGTCTTCCTCTACTGGAGCTTCGCCGACCTCAATAGCCCCGTCTGGAACCCTGTGCATTTCAGAGTCATTGAATATGGTTATCATCCCAACCCTGTCCATATCCTCTCCAGTGTCTGGGTTCTTTTGTTTGTATATGTAATTAGTCGCCATCTTATACACCCTAGTTCCCAAACATCACCACGTTAACGCCAGCTGTTGGGGCATCACCATAATTATTGTCCCAAGTCCCTCCGCCATCATTTTGCATTCTCGGAAGCTCGATAGAAATAGTAGCACTACCATCGCCAGCAACCGTAGAGCTGAGAACCTTTACGTGATCTGCTCCAGTGTACGATGCGGATGATTGTGACTGGTCTGTGCCGAATCCGGGGTGACTAGCCACACACACACACACGTTACTGAACAGGCCAGTGGCCGTGACTATGTTGTAGAATCCAGTCCCGGTAGTTGTTATGGCTGACACGTTGTAGTTCTTGCTGGCAGGGAGCGACGAGATTTCACTGTGCTGAAACTGAACCCAAGCCTTAGCGTGTCCATCGGTGGACTCAGCCGTAGGGTCTACCTCAGTTAGAGAGGTTACTCGTCCGTATGTATCCACAGTAATGACTGCATTCTTAGTAGAAGAACCCTTAGTGCCAGCAGTAACCACACCGCTAGGCAAAGATTCCTGCGGAACTGGGACTGGGCTGTTCCAGTCTGTCCCATCGTGGTAGTACCACCCCATAGGGGCACACCCGCTTGGGTTTTGCTTTAGCCATATGTGACCAGTGTTGTCAGGAGCTGTTGATCCAGCAGAAAATACAGCACCGTCTTCAAAGCTAACTGAGGTCGCTGATACAAAAGCGTTGTATGTGTTTTGCCAGCTGGTGTGACAAAAGTTGCTAGGCAAGGTTCCGCTGGTAAGGTCAACAGTGCCTCCAGTTGTAATGTTAGTGCATGACATGATTAAATCTCCGGTATTCTAAGTTCTCCATCTTCGCAAACGGTTGTTATCTTCTTCTGCGTGCTGTCTATTGCGTCAACTTCTGCGTACGGAACCTCTGGCACATTACGCGCATTGAGCTTAAACATCTTAATTCTAGCCCTTCCAGTCCATTTTAATCTGGCGGCAAATTCAAATCCGTAATTGTACGTGTGACCGGATGCGTCGATAGAGCCAGCTGGCGGCGAGCCAATACTCATTCGCGGCCTGTATTGTGGGAGGTATGTCTGAGGTATGTACGCCGTGCCACCGTTACACACAGTAGAAACGTCTGTGCCGCAGTCTTTATAGGCTGCATCAATGTTCCAGTCCTGCCATCCGATCCAAGCTGGATACTGGTCGGGGTGAAAGTATGCGCTAAAGCTAACCACCCCGCCAGTAACGCTATCAACCCAAAGGTCTGCGCTTTCCAGTTGTTTGGCTCCACCCGGAACACCGAAATTATAAGAAGAAGTTTCTATCTCTGATGTGATCTTATTATCAGTCGTGCCATCTTCATCAAAAATCCCAGTTGACTCTCCTCGGCTTAACACCCACATCTCGGTGTCACCCGCAGCAGACAAGCTATCGTTAACAGTTAACTTCCCCTGACGCCCGAAGCAAAAACATTGCTCTACGGAATCTACGAGCCCAGTAATTAGCGTCATCCACTCTATGTTAACAGTAGTGCTGGCCCCACCCACAGTCCTAGTAACGTCTAGCTTCCAGTATCCGTCATACGCTGGCTGAGACTTTTGCCCCATGCCAGATATTAAATCAAAGTCTAAGGCAATCACCCCCTTGAAGCCGACTCCTTTAGTCGAGTCCTCAGAGGAGTTCGTTGTCAGAAGGTATCTGTTATCAAACAGTACCCCACTGGTGTACTTAAAGTGAGCAGGGTCATCATCCTCTAAAACTCTATTAACCTCTCTGCTTATGGGGGTGTTGCCGTATTGATTAAAGTCTCTGACGGCCATAATCAGCGAACGAATACCATCCTTGGCTCGGAACAAGATGTCCCCGTTAACCAAGTCCGTGGAGAACTGGGACATAGAGCCGTTGTTAATTAAAACAACTCTCTGTGCTGGGTCTGTTGCAGCAAACCAGTCGTACCTATTGGCTGGAACGCTTACGCTTACAGCCCCATTCTGCGTGAACACGAAAAGCTCACCTTGCCCAAGCCCATTGTTGGGGGAGTTGGTAAACTCCATAGCCGTAATATCTCCAGAGCCTAGAGGGACTCTGAATGAACCACCGCCAGCAATGTACTCGTTTTCTGTAAATTTCAAAACTCCAGTAGAGCTGTTAGCTATGTCTCCAGCTAAGAAGTTGCTGCCCTGCGCCACCCAAAGTCTGCCATGCCCGTATGCCATAGGCCCGCTACCCCTTGGAACCTCTTTGTTATCTACATCGCTAACTCTAGTTCCGCCAACAGGATCATAGATTGTAGGAATAGACATCCCGTCTTGAATTACCAAGTAGTTCTTAATGGAGTTTTCCTTGGCTTGAACCATCCATACCCTGTCGGGAGTGCTTCTAAGGGCGGCACCATTGCTAACGTCTTTAACAGTCCAGTCATTACCCTCTACTGAAGGGGGAGTAATCTTGTAAATAAAGCCACCAGCAACAGCTATGATGTAGCCCTCGTCTGTGTCTGTCGTGAACCAGTGTGCCCCTTGGAACTTCTTACCTACAAAGTCAGAAGCCCCGCTTCCGGTTAGCCCTATCTTCTTAAAGGAAGGTCTAGTCTTAGCAAACCCACCCCTAAATGATACATTCTTGGCATAGGAACATTCGTTGGGGCGAAGCAAAGAAGGGCTCTTACCCGAATCCATGCCCCCCTCAAGGGATTGAAACCCATCAGATACTCTGTCCCTGTCGTTAATCATGCTTAATAATAAAGTTTAATGCTATGTAAGGTGGCAGTTTTTCGATTGAGTTTGGGTTGCTTGCTCCAGCTGGCTCTGTTTTGCCGCCACTAAAAGTTGGGGCGGTGTAGGTTACTGTGGGGTCTACGTAGGTTAATGACGGGGAAGTGTAGGTTGGTTCTGTATAGTTAATACTGCCTGTCAGGGAGGCATCGGAGGTTATAGTTCCCGATGGAATCGTGTGCCTGTGATCCATTTCTGAAGAACTCCAATGGTCTTTTGCTGTCGAAAATAAATTCACATACAAGCGACTGTTGAAGCCACTCCCATCCAAACCAGTAACAACTTGAGTTACGCCCTGCGAGTTGTCATCCATCGGTGGCGAATCAGGGTCGTCTACGGCTCCAGTTATGGCATTACTGGTAACACTTGCGTCTGCGTTTACATCAAGGTCGCCAATATCCACATCCCCGCCTGAGATGCCACCGCCTGACAAGGATGCACTTCCGCTTACTAACTCCACGTCACCTGCACTAAATCCTACGTTAGCTGCGTCAACTTGATGCGTGTGCTCCGGTACGTTTTGTATATCAATAACAAATTCAGTATCTCCGCCAGTGCTAGAAATTGTAAGCGGCCCCGGAAAACTTTGAGTGTATGATGGCGTTGTGTTAGACGCACCTATTACGTATCTGCCTCTAAGGTCTGGCGTTCTGCCACCCCAAGATGCGAGAAGGGCGGCAAGCTGAGGGTAATTATTGGCAGCACTGCCATCGCACATTAAATAACCTAACGGAGCGGTTCCCCCAATCCATTGAAACACTGCCCCGATAGGGACAGAGTCAACGGATGAGGCTCCCGCACCTTTTAGACTGACTATCTTCTTTGGTGTATTGTTCTCAAACTGCCCGTACAGGTCTCCATTGTAGTCTACATACAATCGAGTCCTGTTAGAGCCTATTCCCCTCAAGGTCTGCTGCTCCACCCAGCTAGACGGGGCGGTCTGCATAACTGCTTGAGGTGAGTTACCAAAGAAGAATGACATAAGTTAGCACTTCCATTTACGCAGAGCTAACGCTTTGCGCGTAGGTTTCCCGTTAGGTTTCTTCATCGGCCCCTTAACACCCTTCATCCTAGCGCAGAAAGACCGCTTGCGTGGGCCTCCTTGGGGCTGTGGTGCTTTAAGGTTTGAGCCAGTAGCTTTGTTGTACTTCTTGCGACCAGCAGCAGTAAGGCCACCCGTGCGGCTCTTATGCTTGCCCATCTTAAGGCTAACGCTCTTCTTCTTAGCTGCCATCAATAACCTTTTTTGCGTGGCATTTTGTTTCTAGTCATCTTTGCGCCAACCTTCTTGGCGTGTTTAGCTGCGGCTTTCTTTCCCTTCGCGGTGTACGCGAACTTTTTATTTCCTACTCTAGGCATCTTAGTTTTCCTCTGCTGGGGGTTCGTCTTGTTCTTGCTGCTGTTCCTGATCTGCAGGCGACAAAGGCCACTCAGCCTTTACAGCATCAAAATCTTCATAGCTTTGAGCAGCCTCAAACGCAGCCTCAAGGCGGCGGCATTCAGCTTTCACGGCCTCGCGCCAAGCACCCCAGTCGGCAGGCATCTCGTTTTTTGGTAGCTCGCGCCAGTCTGTCGGGTGTAAAGTTTGCCAAGTTGTCTGTTTGAGACGTGCCACACTGTCGGCTTTCTCGCGCTTTAGCGGTGGGCGCACAACTGGCGGCTCAACTGGCGTTTCCCAGCTTATTCCTTCTGCCGCTTTTTCTTCAGATGAAGCAATGCGAAGGTACGTTGCTCCAAAGCCCTTGTTGTTGTGAGTAAAACTTTTGTCCATCGGGAGTGCCCGACCTTCTTTTGTGACGTATGGCATAATATTAAATCCTATCTTGCGTTGGCGTATTTTAGAGGCGACTCGGCGAAGGCCGCGTAGATCATAGTTTTGTTGTTAGCGTTCATAGCAACATTACTGGTTCGGTGCTTAAATCCATTGGAAAGAATATCGAGTCGTTCGCCAGCACTAGCACCCGAAACGCTGTATTCTGAACCGCTAGTATTTGCGACTAGCTCATTGTCAGAATAGTTGTAAGGACTTCTCGCGGTATCGTGAATGTACCAAGCGTAGGAGTCATCAATGGGCTTCACCATAATCCACCTTGGTCGGAATCCGGTGTAGATAAATGGCGCGGCATCACCCGAACTT